CTCCGCAGAGAACGAGCTGGTCAACGCGCAGAAGCGGTCAATCCGGCCAGTCCGAGAGCAACCGGTCGTTTCCATAGGCCGTTGCACACGACCCGGACCTGATCCACCGTCAGACCAACGGCTGCGGCAATGCGAGGCAGGGACATACCGGCATCCCGCATGTCCAGCAGGGCCATGCGAACGATACCGGGGACGCTACCCTGTCGCCATCCGCCATTCTTCATGGCACTTAAACATTTAAGTCCGTCGTCCCGAACCAAGGCCGCATGGTTCTCCTCCACCATGCGCACGACATCAGCCTCCTGACCCAAATGGGCCAAGAGCCGGTCAATCTCGCGCAAGCCTTTGGCCTTCCACCGGAAAATCCAGCGGGCATACTTCGGGCCACCGATCGTGAGCACAAATGCACACAGCTCGGCGGCGTCGGCATAGTCCAAGCGGGTGGCATCGAAGCGATGCGCAACCCGCCTGAACTTGAGGGAGGTGTATCGCTGGTCCTCGGGGAGCAGCGCGTCAAAGGTCCACGGCATAGGCATGGTCGACACGATACCACCGCACCGAGCCATCCGCCATAAGATGTGGATACCAGACGTTCCCCGCATCCGCGTGGACCTTGCGCACGCGGTGGTTCTGGTACGTGCGGTCACGCTCGGCCTGTTCCAGCACCGAGTGATACCGCGAGCGCATGAGGTCCGCCAAGGCCAGCACCCCGGCCACGACCACTAGACCAATGATCCAGTTCATGCCGTGATCTCCCGCAGGACCATGTGCTCGCCCTGGCGGGCTTCCATGATATCCGCGAGGCGGCCAGCGCGATTGTGCGCCAGCGGGCGGCGATTGACCGGCTTGGCCCGATCGACATTCCAGACAACCCACTTAAACATTTAAGTCCCTTTCAGCGAACTTTGCGCAAGAGCGCCGCCACTCGCGCACCGTGCGCGGCGGCTTGGTTGATCTCGCGGCGACGCGAGCGATCGGGTTCCGGGCGAGCTGGAGATTTCGGCTCGTGATTTCTCGCGAGCCGCTTCAAGTGCGCCTTGCTCGGCGGCGCGTAGACGCGCGCCTCGTCAAGAAACCACACGTCGTCCTGACGCACCGGGCGCGCGTGGTCGCGAACGTGTCCCCACGCCTCGCCGAACTGTTCCGACTGGCTCATGCCGTAATCCTTGTGGTGAGCGGGGCGACTTAAATGTTTAAGTCGCCCCGCAAGCGGTTAGGCGGCGATCGCTTCCGGCTCGGCGGCCAGCGCCGCATTGACGCGGGCGTCATATGCCGCGGTGAAGGCGGCCACGGCATCGGACGCGGCCAGCGTTTCGGCATCGTCCGCATTGGCCAGCATGTCCATGGCCAGCGCCATGATATCGGCCAGCGAATTGCACTCGACGCGGGCAACGTCGTCCGTGGTGAGGGGACCGTTAGTGTCCGCCTCCGCCTTGGCGTCGGCCGCCTCTTGCTCCGCCTTGGCCAGCTTGGCCGCCTTGTCGGCCGCTTTCTTCGCGTCGCTTTCCGCCTTGCGCAGCTGGCCAGCGAGATAGTGGATCGATGACAGGCCAGCGAGCACGTCCGCCTTGGCCTCCTCCGCCATTGCGCCCCATGCCTCCGCCACCTTGCGGGCATTGGAGAAATAGACTTCAAGCCGCGCCTTGGCTTTCTTGCCAACGTCGTTCGTGGTCAGCACGCTCCAGCCGGCGGCGACCTTGCTATCGCCGATCATGCTATCCATGTTCGCACCGTCGATATAGACGGCGCGGAAGAGGGCGTGCCCCCATGCCTTGGCCGTATCGGCCAGCTTGCCCTCGCTTTCGATGACGAAAGCGGCGATGGCGGAGGCGCTGGCCAGCATCATCGAGCGGGCATCGGGCGCATTGGTATCGATGGTCATGGCTTCATCACGGCCAACGTCGAGTGTCTGAACAGTCATTGTCTTATCCCTTGGTTTGGCCCGTTGGGCCGGTTGACTTAAACATTTAAGCCCTAGTGGTAGGGCAGTGGACATAGCTCCCCCGTCATGAGAAGCAGCCCTCGCTGCCTCCCATGTCAACGCATATGCCTATAGATATAGAGCCTATGCGTTGCGCCGTTGGGTCCGTGCCCGTCACCGCTAGAAGCGATGAACCCGGTTTAGATGATAGTAAGGGCATGCGAAGGTGGGGGTGCTGGATGTAGGGCACGGCCAGGCCCTGGTGGAGCTAAGCCCTTAGGGTAACACGCTTTTTTATCTCAAAATCCCCGGCCTGTAGGCAATAGTCCCCTCGCCGATCCGCATATATTTTTTGCACTTTTTGCATATATAGAACAAGAAATAGGGCCAAAACCTGCACAAAACGCAGATTTTGACCCGATTTCACTCAATTGCGGGGCTGCGGGAGCAGAGCCTGCCGCAATTCGAGGCCTTGGGCGTCGTGACGCAGCTGACCCACGCCATCGACGTACTGATCGACCGTGTAGCCCAGCTCGTCGACCATCTGCATGAACCGCTCGTAGGACACGCTGTATCCGCGCGAGATGTTCTTCATGAAGTCGATATATTGGTCGAAAACGGCACGCAGATCGGCCACAGACCCCTCCGTCGCCTTCACCTTGTCCGAGGACTGGATGAAAGCGGCGACCGAGTTGTTCGCACGGGCCACCTGATTGAGCCGCGCGACATGTGAGGACGGCTGCGTGTAGTCGCCCTGTGCCAGCAGCCGCTTCAAGCCCTGCACCGCCCACGCCGCGATCGCCTCGCGCTCTTCCGCGATCAGCACCTTGTAGAAGTCGACGATCTTCTCGTTGTCGGGGACGACGCGCAGGAAGTCGAAGATCAGCCAGCGGCGGACGAAGCCCCGCGAGGTGTCCCGCGAGCGCGGCAGGTGGTTCGACCCGAACCACTGCGCCGCCTTCGGCTTGAACTGGAAGATCGCGCCGCCCTTGAACTCGGTGTTCTGGTCGGTGCCCTCGACGATTTCCTTGAAGGCCCGGCCGTCGATCGTCGCTTCCTCGGGCAGCTCGCCGCAAATGTTGAGCGTCTTGCCCACCATCGGCGCCAGCTGGAACCGCTCACCCCACAGCGTCGGCGGGATCGAGCAGCTGGCGGCCGGCGGCATCATGGCGCGCAGGATCTCCAGCGCCTGCGTCTTGCCGGACCCCGCCTTGCCGTGAAGCAGGAAGGCGCGCTGGAACTTCGGCGCCACGCCGAACATGGTCGCGGCGAACGCTTCCTGCAGGGCCATGACCTTCTCGGCATAGTCGGCGTCGTCGCCCCACGAGCGTTCAAGATATTCGAGCCACTTGTGCGCCTCGCCCGCGCGCTCGGGCACGTAGTTGAAGGGCATCGTGAAGGTCTTGCCGTACTTCGGCGAGTGGTCGTGCAGCTTGAGGTCGGTGTCGAGGAAGCCGTTGGCGAAGTTGATGCCATCCTCCAGCTCGCGGGCGAGCGGCGCACGGGTCATCTTCGCGACGGTCTTGGTGATCGCCGTGTAGTCGTTATGGCGCCGCGCGAGGAGGTTGCCCTTCACGTTCTCGGCGATCTCCATGTAGATGTCGTCCTCGTCGCGGCCCGCGAAGTGCGCGCCGGACCACTGCCAGAACATGCCCTGATCGTAGCGGACCTCGCCGCCCCGGTTCATGTCCTCGACCACCTGCCGCGCGATCGCCTCGTGATCCTCGGCGATCTCCTTATCCCCGCGGCGCGCCGCCTTGAAGTCGGCCTTGAGGTCGGTCTTCGAGTAGGGGACGAGATCCTTCATCCGCGCGACGATGACGTTGACCACCAGCTTCGCATCGCTCTCCGAGAAGTTCTCGTCCTTGGCGAGGTTCTCGATCAGCGTGTTCACCAGCTCGATCGAGCGGTTGATGTTGTTCGGATCCACGAGCATCTGCGCGTCGAGCCAGTCGACCGCCTTCTCATAGGTCCAGCGCTGGATCTCGTTCTTCTCGATCATGGCCGCGATCGGCGGGTGCGCGCGCTGCTCGGGCGTCAGGCCGTCATCCCAGCCCGACGGGAGCGTGGCACCGGCCTCGACGTCGCGCAGCAGGAACTCGATCAGCTTGGCCACGCCCTTGTCGGGGTCCATGTCGTCGCCCGACGTGTGCGCCGTGAAGTTCTCGACCCAGTGAGCCATGTGCTTCATGGCCTCGGCGAGGGAGAACTTGGCGTTCTTGTCGATGCCGCGCACCACGCGCGCCAGATAGCCGGCGTGCCGCACCATCTGGATGTCTCGCTCGCCCTGCGGCACGACATCGAGCGGCGCCGAGCGGCCGGTCTGCGCGATCGACAGGCCGGGGATGTCGCCCAGCGCCTGACGCAGGATGCGCTCAATGTCGACCGGCAGGTACTGGATCTTGTCCAGCACCTCGTACAGGTTCGTGTCCGAGACGTAGGGCTTCTCGGTCTTGGGGTGGATCGACGGTGGCAGCACCATCTGGTTGCCCTTGCCCAAGAACTCGACGATCGACTGGTTGTCGCCGTCGCGCAGCTTGAAGTTGGGCTGGCCCTGCCACTTGTAGATCAGGCCCATGCCCTTCTGGCCGATACGCTTCCACGGGGACGGCGGCAGCGCGGCGAGAATGGCGTCGACCAGCTGCTGGTCCTCGGTGTCGATGTCGATCGCGCACAGGCCCGAGGCCTCGCCGAACGGCAGACCGATGTTCGAGTCCGGATAGGTGTGCAGCCACAGATTGCGGATGGCCTCGGACGGCATGAACTCGCCGTACTGCGTCCATTCGTTCAGGATCGGGGCCTTGCCGGCGCCCTTGCCCGGCGAGTTCCAGCGCTTGAGGGGCATGACTGGAATGCCCGCTGCCCAGTACAGCGGGGCGAAGTCCTTGAAAATGCTCATGATTTACTCCGAAGGCGCAGGAATGGGATCGTACAGGCGAGAACGCTTCCCGCCGCCGGGTGGGTCGATCCTCGTGATCGAGTTCCACAGCAGGTAGAGGGCGACGAAGATATCGAGGACGGTGAGAACCGGGTGATCGACCAGCGCGAAGGCGCTAAAGATCAGCAGGGTAGCCGAGATTATCATCGGCGGTGCGACAGCGATCATCGGAATGGCTCCAGTCGTTTCATGAAGGTTTCGCGGTCGGCCTCGGTGACGAGGTCGTCGAGGATCTTGATGACCTCCTCCTTGAAGCTCTCCATCCGCTGGACGGTGGTGTGCCGCTCCATCATCTTGAGGAGCTGGTCGAGGAGGCCGCTCTTGGTCTTGGCGATCTGGATCCGCTCGTTGGTGGGCAGGCCTTCGCCCGATCCCATCGCGTTCAGCGCCTCGATCGTGGCCTTCACCTCGTCGAGGACCATCTTCTGGTCTTCCTCGCCGAGCTTCACGTCCTTGGACGGACGACCGCGGCCGGCGCCCGCCTGGGGCACCTCCTTTTCCACGATCTTCTCGATGACCTTGGGCGCGAGCAGGTCGAGAAGCGCCTGCTTCGTCTCCTCGTCGTAAGGGCAGGAGTCCTCGTTCAGGCTGTCGAGGTTGTTCTTGAGGCCGACGAGGCCTGTCAGAACGGCGAGGCGGAGGGGAGGGAAGTTGCTCATGAGGTCTACCTAGCCATATCGATCGCACGCGCAACGCGATTTCGCGAAAGTACCGGGTAAGTTTGCCGCGGCGGTTGCCGTACAACCGTTTGATTTGTCCCTCGTCCTAGGACACAGGACCAGTCATGTTCGACGAACTATATCAAGCCGTGAAGATGCGCTTCGGCGATGTCAATGCGTCCCAGTCGATGGGCGATTGGATCACGACGAACACCACGATCAAGAAGCGGCCCTTTTCCTACGACGGCTACGGCTTCCAGAAGGCCATCGCCGATGACATGCACCGCAACCTGTCGGTGAAGAAGTGCTCGCAGATCGGCCTGACCGAAGTCCAGATCCGCAAGTTCCTCGCGATCCTCACGCGCTCGACGGCGATCGCCGGCATTTTCTCGATGCCCAACGAGAAGATGTTCACCAAGACCTACAACGGTCGTATCAAGCCGATCCTCGAAGCGGATGCGGTGTTCAACCCACCGGCCGCCATGAAGCCGACCCGCTCGAAGGATCAGGTCCAGATCCGTGACAGCTTCGGCTACATCACCGCCTGTACCGAAGGTGACGCGACGAGCTTGAGCGCGGACTTCCTCTTCCACGACGAGCTTGACCTGTCCCCGCAGGAGATCATCGCGCTGTACCAGTCGCGTCTGCAGGGTTCGGACATGCAGATCACCCAGTCCTTCTCGACCCCGACCTTCTCGGGCTATGGCATCGACAAGAACTACCAGCTCACCGACCAGCGCGAGTACCACGCCAAGTGCCCCGGCTGCGGCAAGTGGCATATCCCGCTGTTCACCCCCGAGTTCGTCTTCCTCAAGAAGATGCCGTTCGAGATCGAGAAGTTCACCGATCTGACGGCGCAGCAGATCGCGCTGCTTGATCTGGAGGACTGCCACGTCAAGTGCCCGGCCTGCCAGCACCGGCTGGACCTCGGCAACGACGATCTGCGCGAGTGGGTGGCGCTGCGGCCCAGCGTCCTCAACTTCCGAGGGTATCAGGTCCGGCCGTTCTCGACGCCGCGGATCAAGCCGTCCTACATCTTCGGCCAGCTGGCCCAGTATCAGGAGAAGTCGTTCACGCGCGGCTTCTACAACACGGTGCTCGGCGAAGAGTACACCGCCGCCGACGCGCGCCTGCAGGAAGCCGACATCAAGGCCTGCATGGCCAAGGGCACGGCCAGCATCCCGAACATCAGCGCCGACACGCCCTGCTTCATGGGCATCGACGTCGGCCTGACCTGCTATATCACGATCAGCTACGACGATGACGATGGCAACCCGCACTTCGTGTTCTTCGACACGGTGCCGGCCAGCTCGCTGCAGCGGCGCGTCGAGGAGCTGTGCAAGATCTATAACATCGTGCAGGGGGCGATCGACCGCTTCCCCTACACGACCGAGGCGGACGCGATGCGCGACAGCACCGCCGGCCTCATCATCCCGGTCCAGTACCGCGGTCTGCAGGCGCTGGCGCCGGTCATGGAAGCCGACACCAAGATCCTGAACCACTATTCGGCGAACAACACGCTGGCGCTGGACCGCGTGCAATCGCTGGTCAGCCACCGGGTCATGACGATCTCGGGGTATCAGGGCCAGAAGGACACCGTCATCAAGCACCTGATGGACATGGTGCGCGACGACAAGCCGTCGGACAGCGACAACGTGCTCGGCGAGTGGAAGAAGACCAGCGGCAACGACCACTTCATGCACTCGATCGCCTTCAATCTGCTGGCGCGCCGCATCGGCGAGCACATGTTCGCGACGCAGATTTCGACGGTGGCCACTACTTCCTCTTTCCACGGCGCCAGTTTTGGTGGAGTGCAGGGGATGCTCAATTTCAATGGGACCGGTAAGATGACCGGTCTGAACCGCGTGGCGAGGCTCGGATAAATGGCAGACAGCATCCTCAACGGTCTCAGCACCATCCTGCTGCCGAAGGGCAAGGGCGTAAAGGGCGGCAAGGGCGCGACGCCGGGTTTCGTGCGCAATCAGCCCACGATGACCGCGCCGACGTACCGCGACCACCTCACGGACGTCTATTCGACCCGCACGGCCAACGACAGCCGCGAACTGATCGCGACCCTCGCGAATATGGACCCCGACGTCTCGGCGGCCATCAACGCCTTCCTCTCGGTTGCCGGATCGGTCGACCCGGTCGTGGTCGCCTACAACGAGGCGGACGAGATCGACGTCGAGGGCATCGCGATGGGCCAGCAGCTGCTGGCCGTGCTGACCACGACCAACGACTACACGATCGGCTACAGCGACAAGCCGACCGTCGACTCCCTGTGCGCCGACCACCGCTACATGATGCTGCTGCGCGGCGGCACGGCGTGCGAGCTGGTGCTCGACAAGACCTACGTGCCCTACGAGCTGCGCACGGTGGACCCGGCCACGCTGACGTGGAACCAGACGGCGCCGGGGGTCTACAAGCCCGTGCAGAAGCCGACCGGCTCGAACGAAGAGATCGACCTGAACATTCCCACGTTCTTCACGTCGAACTTTCACCAGTCGCCGCTGGGCAAGTACACCTACTCGCCCTTCGTCTCTGCGATCAACACGATCGCCTCGCGCACGCTCGTCATCAACGAGCTGTACCGGATCATGAAGATCGTCGGCTACCCGCGCGTGGACGTGGCCGTGCTCGAAGATGTGCTGATGAAGTCGGCGCCGCCGGCCTTCCGCAATCAGCCCGAGAAGATCCGTGGCTACGTGCAGGCCGAGCTGAACTCGATCCGCGACACGATCGCCAACCTCGGATCGGGCGACGCCTTCGTCCACTCAAACGCGATCGACGCCAAGATCATCAACGACAAGAACCCGTCGGCCGGCATCCAGATCCAGGGTGTGATCGACGTTCTGAACGCGCAAAATCAGGCCGCCCTCAAGGTCATGCCGGCTGTCGTCGGCAAGGCCAACAACGGACAGGTCGCTTCGACCGAGGCGCGGCTGTTCGCGCTCAATGCCGACGCGCTGAACCGCGCCGTCGCGGGCCTCTTCACCAAGGCCTTCACGCTGGCCGCCCGGCTCGCCGGATATCCGGGCCGGATCGAGGTCTTCTTCCCGCCGGTCGAGCTGCGTCCGCGCATGGAGCTGGAGCCGCAGCTGACGATGAAGGCCAGCCGCCTCGCGACCGACCTGTCGCTCGGCCTGATCTCGGACGAGGAATACTCGATGGAGATGTACGGTCGTCCGCCGCTGCCAAGCGCGCCGAAGCTGTCGGGCACCAACTTCGCCGATCCGGTGCCGGCCGCTGGCGTCGATGCGACTGCCGTGTCGCCGAACAGCGACCCGCTTGGCCGCTCGCTCTCGGGCGAGGGCGGCAACGGGGTGGCTCGCAACAACCAAGCGAAAAAGGGTAAGCCCAAGGCCAAGCTCTCCTTCGAGACGGACGACGGGCACGTACTCGAACTCGCTCTCTGACCCTCTTCGTTTTTCTATTTTTACCTAGTAGTTTCAAGAAATCCAAATGTAAGAAAATAGAGTGGTTGTCCTCAAACCGCTTGAACACCCGACCGAGGTCGACATAGGGCAGCGATATGAAGCAGCTGGAAATGACCCCCGCCCTTGAGGCAATGATTAAGGCAGCGGTCGGCCAAGACGTCGATCCGTCGGGGTTTGCCGTCTTCGAGACGATCATGCTCAACACCAAGCCGCTGCCCGGCAAGCGCGGCGCGCTGTTCGAGCAAGCGGTGGTCCAGCCCATCACCCTCAAGGAAATGGTCGACGCGATCAACGGCGGCAATCACCTGCCGCTGGTCGCCGACCACGAGATGCTGGGCGCGCCGAAGGGGCGCCTGTTCCACGCCGCGCTCGATTTCGAGGACGCATCGCTCACGATGCGTGGCCTGTTCTACCTCGACCAGACCGAAACGACCCTCATCGCCAAGATCAATGCTGGCGTGCTGGACGAGGTCTCGGTCGCTTTCATGTCGCGCGAGTTCAACTGCTCGGAGTGCGGCTGGGATTATTTCGCGCCGGGCATCGATCGGGATCATATCTATGCACGCGTGTGCGCCAACGGTCACCAGATTGGTGTCGGCGGCGTGCACGGCGAGATGGTCGGACTGGCGCAGTTCGTAGAAACTTCACTGGTTGCCCGCGGTGCAGCTGACAAACCAAAAATTGTTGGTAAGTCCCAGTCGAAGTTGGCGCCCGAGGGGATCAAACTCCTTGCCGCAAATGGTTTTGAGACGGACGAACTGGTTGTTCAGGCGTCCCTCGGGAAGAAGGAAGATACGATGAGCGACGCCACGATTGCAGCCCTCACGGCCCAGCTGACGACCCTGTCCGCCGACAAGGGCGGCCTCACGGCACAGCTGACCGCCGCGACCGGCGAGCGCGATACCGCCCGCACCGAGCTGGCGACCGCGCGTACCGAACTGACGACCGCCACTGCGACGATCGCCACCCTGACCGCCGAGCGCGACACCGCGCTGCAGCGTCCCGAAGCGACGGTAGCTACCGAGCGCGACGAAGCGGTGGCCTTCCTGCATGAGCAGCTCGACCACCTGATGGTGGCCAAGGGCGAGAAGAAGCTCGAAGGCGATGCCCGTTTCAAGACGGTCGCGGAGCTGAAGACCAAGATCGGCGAGCTGACCGCCAACCTGACGTCGATCCTCCCTGTGGGCGGCAAGTCGAACCCGTCGGGCGGTGATGACCAGAAGGTCGAACTGTCCTATGACCCGAAGCACGCCTTCGGCGTCCGCAAGTAAGGAGCGAATATCATGGCCTACAACATCACTGGTGTCGTGTCCGAAGGCCTCCCCCTCGGCATCTTCACGTTCACGTACCACCTGTCGGGCACCTTCGCGGATGACGCGGCGGTTGCAGCGACCGCCGGCAAGGCCGTGTCGCTCGACACTTCCGCTGCCGCGACGGTCAAGCTCGCCGCGGACGGCGACGTGATCTTCGGTCGCGTCTATGTCGCCGAGAACCGCAGCGCCATCGGTGGCGGCAAGGTCGCCTCGGTCGCGCGCAAGTTCAAGGAACGCCTCCCCGCCGCGACCGGTCACGGTATCGTCGTCGGGGACCGCGTGATCGGCGCCGGCGCCGGTCTCGTGAAGAAGGATACGGCTGCGGCTGCGTCCAACCCCATCGTTGTCGAAGTCGGCACCGATTACGTCATCGCCGAGAAGCTCTAAGGAACCCCTGACATGCAGCCCAATCTCCTCGCCATCCGCGCTGCCCGTCAGCCGGCCGAAGTTCTGCTCGCGGGCCTCAAGCCCGAGGACAAGAACGCCTCCACCTCGCTGCGTGCCGGCGAGAACCTGATCCGTCAGGCCAAGGAAGCGCATCTGTCGATCGACGACTATCTCCGCCTCGCGGTCGACCCCAACAAGGGTCAGTTTGCCGGCGCGAAGATGGACGGCTACGAGTGCGCCCTCGCGTACCTCGACCTGCCGGTTCGTGACGACTTCTCCTCGGGCGTTCTCCTGCAGGCCGCCGCCGAGACGTTCAACACGTTCCCCGGCTCGCGCGCCCTGTTCCCGCCCGTGATCGACAACATCCTGCAGTGGAAGTACCGCCAGGACCAGATCGAGAACGTCGCCGCGATCGTATCGCAGTCGCGCACCATCAACGGCAACGAGATGATCTCGTATGTCGTGGACGACAAGGCCAGCGACTACCAGCAGACGGGCGTGATCGCCGAAGGCGCCGAGATCCCGGTCCGCTCGCTCCGCATGAGCGAGAAGGCCGTGAAGTTCTACAAGTTCGGCGGCGGTATCGAGTTCACCTACGAGTTCGAGCGGCGCGCCAGCCTCGACATCATCACGCCGTATGCCGCGCGCATGCAGCGCGAGGTCGAGATCGGTCAGACCGCGATCGCCACTGCCCTGCTGCTGAACGGTGACGGCGTCTCGGGCGCGGCCCCGGTGGTCAACGCCACCGACCTCGCCGCCGGCTACCCCGTTTCGGGTCGCCCGGTTCCGGCCGCTGGCCGCATGAACTGGGAAGTCGTCCTCAAGTGGCTGGTCACCCAGGCACAGAAGGGCACCCCGATCGACACCGTCGTGGGCAACTGGGACATGTATCTGGAATGGATCCGCATGTTCGCGATCCCGACCGCCAACGCCGGTCCGTCGCAGATGCAGATCCTCGCCGATGCCGGTGTGCAGGTGGCTCGCGAGAACCCCCGCCTGCCGCTGAACATGAACTTCGCTCTCAGCTCGACCGCCCCGGCGTCCAAGCTGATCGGCTTCATCAAGGCCGAGACGATCGAAGAGCTGGTCGAGAACGGCTCCGACATCGAAGAGTCGACCCGCGCGATCACCAACCAGCGCGTCCGGTACGTGAAGACCACGAACCGCGGCTACCGTCTGGTCTTCGGTGACACCCGCTCGGTGCTCAACCTCGACGGCTAAGGCGCCGTCCCTGAATAAGGAAAGGGGGCCGATCGGCCCCCTTTCTTTTGCACCGTGCTGAACCACGCTTCCATTACCTTCCATTAGCGGTTACTACCCCGCCACCCTTACAGGAGAACTCGCATGGCCAAGTCCACCCCCGGCGCTGGCGCCACCCCGGTCGCCCCCGGCGTTGACCCCGTGACCCCCGTCCCCATCCAAGATCCGCAGACCTTGGGTCAGACCACCGACCCCGTCGCGGACGCGCCGGCTGCGACCGACGCCGAAGGCGTGAAGGTCAATGACCAGTCGCCGAACCTGACCAAGGAAGACGACTCGAAGGCGCTGCCGGGCAACGGCTCGACCGACGAGACCCAGTTCGTCAAGGTCAAGACGAAGGAGCACATCGTTCTGATGGACCCCTTCTCGGCGAAGCACATCGACATCGAAGGCGCGGAAGTGCCCGTGACGTCGTTCATCAACGATGAGCTGGCCGAAGGCGGTCGGCTGGAGAAGGCGTAATGATCGTCCGCAGCGGTCTCGCTCTGTCGATCCCTGTCCTGTTCTCGACCGGTCATCCGGATGGGGACATCTCGTGGCGCCTGCTGGGCACTGCGGGTGACGAGATCGCGAGCGGGACCGTTGCGGTCCCTTCTGACGCCGTGTCGATCAATCTTCCGATCGCCTCCGAGCACAACACCCTCGCAGGGACCGCGCTGTTCGCCAGCCGCGACTTCGAGTGGAGCTACACCATTTCCGGCGCTGTCGTGAACGGCGAGGAGCGCTATTCGATCGAGGCCCGCGCGCCTTACGGCGCCTCGAACGCGGGCGTTCGCTCGAAGCTCGGCGTTGAACCCAAGGATTTGCCGGACGGGGACATCTCGCTGATCCGCGCCTACGTTTCCTTCCGTGACATCGTCACCGCCGAGCGGCTTGCTGCCGCGACCGACGATGCCACGCTGCTTTCCGTCCGTGACGCCATCGAGGCGCAAGCGGCGCTCAATCTGATCCCGACGATGGCTGTTCGCGTGGCCGTGTCCGAGGACAGCGGCACCAACGCCTACAAGCGCCAGTCGGTCGACTGGGGTGCCATCGCGGAGAGCCTGTCGTCGATCATCAACGATGCGATCATCGCGGTGAACCCGGCCTACGACCCCACCCCGACCGGCGCGCTGTTCATTCTCGCCACGCCGGCCACCGATCCCTTCACGGGCGACGCCTACACCTAAGTCCCGGTGCGGAGCAGCTCGATCGCGAAGGTGCGGTAGTTCCGCAGCTCTGACTGCGACATCGGGTACATCCGGAAGGTGCTCACCACCAGCTCGCTGGCCACGGCGCCGTCGGACAGCTGGAGCAGGTCCACCTTCTCGCGCTCCCCGAACCGCTCATGGATGCGCGCGATCAGGTCGATCTCGTTCAACAGGTTCACGTCGTTGTAGCTGGACAGCGCCAGTGCGTATCGGATATTCCAGAGGCCGTCGTTCTCGATGAACGAGAACCCATCGACGCCGATGAGCGTGTATTTCGGGAGCGTCTGCTCCGCGCCGCGTTCCTCCCAGTTGTGGTAGGCGATCTGACCGTATAGACCGGTCTCGTTGAGTTCGCGAATGAGATCGCTCGTCGCTCGGATGATCGACTTATAGATCGCAGGAATTGGTGACGTCATGGCTCAAGCTCCAAAAAGGCCGATCACGCTCCGCTTCGTCTTCGGCAAGGGCCAAGTCAAGCGCCGCAGGGAGTCGGAAGATACGACGCGCGCGGTTGTCGAGCAAGTCACACTATCATACGCCGAGCAGAATTGGGAGCAGTCGAAGCGCGCGCTCGCTGACGCGCTGGAGCGCGACGTGCGCGCCGAGCTGGCCCACACCGCCGGCCACTTCCGGCGCAACGTCATCGGCGCGCCGGGGAACCAGCGCGGGCTGGTCGGCACCCTGACGACCGTCTCGAAGGGCGGCTCGCAGCCGCGCGTAAGCCTCGGGTCACTCCCGCGCTGGGCGCCGCGCGGCGCGCGGTATCTCGAAGAGAAGAAGGTGTTCGCCGGCCACGACAACTGGTTCGACAACAGCGGCTGGGAGCCGGACGGCGGCACGCTCGCCGGGTTCTTCGCGAGCGACAAGATCGACACCGGGGGCGGTGGCACGGTCAACGTCGGCAGCGGTGGCATTTTGGAAGACATCTTCGGCGGCATCAGCGTCCAGATCCAGCGCAACAACCGCGGCTGGGGCACCAATCAGGGGACGATGAAGCTGAGCCGTGACGGCACCAAGGCGGAGCTGCAGCTGGCCACCGTGCGCGTCCGCGCGCTGGGTAAGGTGACCGAGGCCATGATGCGCATCTCCGACCAGCCGAACCGGCCGCTGCTCGACGCTATTGGCCGCGAGGATCCGGAGGTGGCATTGCATCTGCGCGGCGGGCGCGGCCGATACCGGCCCACGCTCGAACCATACCTGCGGTTCTTCCTCGAACAGGCGATCCCGCAGGCAGTGACCCAGCGCATCGCCAAAGGCACTGCACTGGGCCGGTTGTTCAGAAAATCGTGAAGGCGGCGTTGATCGCTTCGATCGCGGCTTCGGGGCTGGAGTGCCCGCTGCCGAGATCCTTGACGCCGGGGTCGCCACGCTTCGGCGGTGCCTTGCCGCCCTTCTCGCCGCCGGGCAGGATCGCGTTCACGACCATGACGAACGAGTTGTGATGGGAGAGAAGAATGGCGTTCTGCTCGCCCAGCCGAAGCTGGATCTTCTGCGAAATCTCGCGGCGGGCATAACGCCAATATAGATCGTCGAGATCGCTCTCGACTACTCCGAAGGCCCAGCAGACGGCGTCGTCGTAGCTGAGGTCTCGGAACCATCCGTGGAGGGCTTCGGTAGGGCCTGATTGTACCGGACCCCCAGCTTGGCCATCTCCACGGTCCGCTTCACGAAAAAATACAGCGCGTGCTCCGTCGCCCACGTCAGGATGTTTTCGACATCCTCGGAGGTGACGTCCAGCTCTTCCATCGCGACCAGCTCGGCCGGGTCGGTGATGATCTTTTTCGCAGGGGTCAGCACGCGGCGGACGATGTAGTCCTGCGTGTAGACGTCATCGCGGATCAGGGTGAGTGCCGACAGCGGGTCGGGCAGCATGCGGCGAAGATCCATCTCCAGACCATAGGTCATCTTGATGGTCTGCCCTGCGACCTCGATCGTCAGGTCGGGACGCGGCGGGAGTGGATCAGAGGGTGTCAACGGTTACTTCCTTCTTGAGCAGTCGGGCGAGAGCGGCGTCGAGGCTGACATGCTCTCCGAGGCCGAGCCGCAGGAGTTGGTTGACCTTCACATTCACGAAGACGCCTTCGGCGTTGGCGAGGTCGCCGATCGTGTTGTAGAGGGACTCGGGGATCCGCACCGTGAAACTGCGGTGCTCCTCCTTTGGGGGGGTGGCTTTTGGCATAAATCTCCGGTGGTGATCCGTGGTTGCGATATTCGCTATTGAGCGAAACGCGAAATAAGGCAAGAGGCATTCTGAGTTTCAGAAGGAGCGCCGAGATGGCCGAAGTTCAGAAGTCCGCATTTGCCCTGTCCTCGGCGACGATCATGCTCGGTCGGGCGTTCGTGGACGATGTATTTTCCCTCCAGCCCGACAAGCACTCGGTCGGTATGGTCTCCGAGGTCAACATCGGCCTCGACAGCTCGATCAACTCGCTGCTTAACGGCGTGTCCCAGTCGGAAGTCGATGCGAAGCGCACGGGCGTTTCGTCCAGCATCACCGGCAACGTGTTCGAGATGACCGCGCAGAACTTCATGCGCTCGCACGCCATGTCCGGCTCCGCCGTTCCGATCAAGCGTGGTCGTCTGTCGCTCGTCGCCGCTGGTGGCGCGACCAGCCTGACCGTCGTGTCCGATCCGGTGCCCGGTGAAGCGACTTCCGCGATCACCAACCTGACCGACATTCCGGCCGGTTCGACGATCCTGATCCAGCGCGGCAACGGCGAGACCGACTACGTTTTCCCGACCATGACCTCGGCCGCCGCCACCGGCACTGGTCCGTTCGTACTGACGCTCGACGCCGCGCACGCCGTGCCGGCCGACATGAGCTTCCCGATCGGCGCCCGCGTGTGGGTCGTTTCCCCGATCGGCGTCGGCGACATCGACGCGGACGACCTGTTCTGCGCCAAGATCGTCGGCACCCTGTCGAACTTCGATCGCCCGATGGTCTACATCGCGCCGAAGATCCGCATGGTGAAGGGCTTCGGCATCTCGTTCAACGAGACGCAGTACAGCTCGATGGCCTGGGAAATGAAGCCGCTGCTGCTCGCACGCACCGAGCTGACCGGCGCGCCGCGCCTCGACGAGATCGGCACCCGCCGGCCGGGCCGCCTGTACGTCGGCGGTTAATCCCACCACACCTTGACGATTACCAGAAGGGCGGCCATTGATGGCCGCCCTTCTTCGTTGGAGCGACCGTGGTTGAGATCCCACTAGAACACATCAAGGACTCGCACGAACTGGTCGCCGACGGCCGGGTCGAGCTGTTCGAGCTGACCCCAGCGGGCGGCACGGGCGTCGTCCGGTTCAAGAATGACAACGACGTGACGTGGCGCGGCAACCTTTACACCGGTCTGCCGTGCGCCATGACTGGCGAGAAGAAGTCGGCGGACACCGGTCTGTCGATGCCGAAGCTCCAGCTGGGTCAGCCCAACATCGATCTCTCGATGTTCAAGCCGCTGGTCTATGACGGCTACCTCGACAACGCCGTGGTCGTGAAGATCACCGTGCTGCTTGACAACCTCATCAACAATCGCCTGATCCGCGAGATCAACACCTACCGCGTCAAGCGGATCGAGCAGTACAGCCGCTCGCAGATCAGCCTCCAGCTCGCGACGCTTTCCGACAGCCTCGGCTTCTCCCTGCCGTATCGGCAGTACCTGCCGCCGGCCTTCCCCTCGGTGCAGATGTGACGATCGACGATCTGAAATACGAGCATCTGGTCGATCGACCGTTCGTGTGGGGCCACAGCGATTGCCTCTCGCTGTTCCGCGACTTCTATGCCGAGAACTTCGGCATCACGATCACGAACTACGCGCGCCCCACGAACTGGTCCTCCGACAAGATCGACCTCATGCGCCTGTGCTACGAGCGCGAGGGGTTCGACATGGTCACGGAGTGGAAGCTCAAGGACTTGCGACCGGGCGACGTCCTGTGTATGGCGATCGGCGAGCGGAACGCGAACCACTTCGCGATCTACCTTGGGAACGACCAGCTGGTCCACCACCTCTACGGCCGAACCTCGACGCTGGAGACGTTCCGAGGCTTCTATCGAAATTCGATCTGCTTCATCCTCCGCCACCCCGACGTTCCAGACCTTACCCCGGTCTATCCTGACGTCGATATCGGGAGCCTGCTTCGTGCTCGAAACGCTCTACAAGCCTGATGATACCGAAGAGCGGTGCGGCCTGATCCTCAAGGATGGCTCGATCGTCGAGATCGAGAACATCGCCGAGGAGAAGACCGACGGCTACGACATGAACCCGGCCGCGGTGCTGCCGTTCCTTGAGGCCGATCTTATTGCGGGAACGTGGCACACGCACCCCGGCGGCGACCCCAACCTCAGTGGTGAAGACTATGCGGGCTTTCTCGCCTACCCCGATCTGGAGCATAGCATCATCGGCTGGCGAGACGGACAAGTCACCGTCGCGCGCTACAAGATCGAGAATGGACTGGTGATCGCATGCGACTGATCTTTCACGGCACCCTTCGCAAGCTGTTCGGACCGGAAGTGGTCATGCACGCGGACACAATTGCCTCCGCGCTCGAAGGCTTCTCGCGACAGGTTGATTGGCCGACGGAGATGCACGTCCACGTCGTGGGCTTCAATACGCCCGAGAAGCTCCGTGACTACGCCGAAGAAGTCCACCTCATGCCCGCCCTGCGCGGCGGCGGCGGCAAGTTCGGGTCGATCATTCTCGGTGCCATCACCGTCGTGGTCGGTATCGCCCTGCTTGCCACGCCGTTCGGTGTGCCGCTTATCATCAGCGGTGGTCTGATGATCGTTCAGGGCGTGATCGGCCTGTTCCTCAAGGCGCCGACGCTGAAAGGCGTCGAAGATCCGGAAGCGTCGAAATATCTTCCGGTCAACAAGAACACCACCGCCATCGGCACGCCCATGATTATGGCCTACGGTCGCATCGACCTCGCCGGCCACTGGCTCAGCCTTCAATCCGACAGCAACAACCTCTCGTATGGGGTCTTCCCCTCGAACCCGACATAAGGATTTCTGCATGTTCGTACCTGTCACTGAGGAGCTGAAAGCCTGGGCAACCCCAGTGCAGGCGGCATACATCGACGCGATCCTCGCCGCAGACGGCGATATCAGGAAGGCGGCCAAGCACTTGGGTCGCCACCACAACAGTCTGCGCGCCGCGCTGCATCTGGTCCGATCCAACGCCGCGGCGCATGGCTTTTCGCCGGATCATGGTCTCAACTCTCCAGTCCCGCATCCGTTCATCGCCAAGGGACATTCGACGCTCGAACGCATCGACCGGCTCACAGGCGAGCGCACGCAGGTGCTGCAATGGACCAAGACCCGGATCGACGATCAGGAATGGGCCGAGCAGATCAAGCAGGGTGTCGAAGCCTTCTGCGCCGAGCAGCCCCGCCTCAAGACGCCCACCGCGCCCAAGACCTTCGACACCGACGTGATCCCGTGGATCCAGATCGGCGACGCCCACCTCGGCATGCTGGCCCACGAAGCCGAGACCGGCGCCAACTTCGACCTCAAGATCGCCGAGATCGAGCTGAGCACCGCGATCGAGATGCTGATCGACGAGCTGCCCGCCACCGAACGCCTCGTCATTCAGGACATGGGCGACTTCACCCACTACGAGAACATGAGCGGCGTCACGGAAGCCAGCCGCCACGCCCTCGACTATGACGGGCGCTTCCCCAAGATGATCGACGTCTATGCGCGCCTGATGCGCCGGATCGTCGACAAGGCGCTGACCAAGGCCCGCTACGTCGACGTCATCATCAATCAGGGCAATCACAGCCGCACCAACGATATCTGGATGGCGACGCTGATCCGCTCGATCTACGAGAACAGCGGGCGCGTCACGGTCCTCAACAACCACACGCCTTTCATCGGCTACCGGATGGGCAAGACGTTCGTCATGTGCCACCACTCCGACCTCTGCAAGCCGGCCCGACTCGCCTCGGTCATGGCGACCGACTTCGCGCAGGACTGGGGCGAGGCCGACTATCGCTACATCGACATCGGCCACATCCACCACAACATGGTGCTCAAGGAGCACCCTGGCGTCGTGATCGAGAGCTGGAACCAGCTGGCCGCCAAGGACAAGTGGGCCTGCGAGAACGGCTACCGCTCGCGTCAGTCGATCAGCATGGTCTTCCGCAGCCGCACCTATGGCGACATCGGCCGCCGCATCCTGCCGCTGCGGCAGGTGCAGGACAAGATCCGGCTCCTGATGCCCGAGCATTACGCGGCTCCGGTGCACCGCGCCTTCGCAGTCTAACACCGGTTGACAACCTAGGGGGTTGCGTCCTGCGCCCCCTAGAGCCACAGGTGGCCGATGGCGAACGCATATACCCAAGACATTATTCTGGATGCGGACGGTAAACCAGTTCTGGACGCGCTGACGCTCGTCCGGAATTTCATGAGCGAAATCCAGAAGGCCGTCACCGGTATCGGTGTCACGACTGTCGAGGATGCGAAGAAGTGGCAGCAGGCCCTCGCCCTCAACCTCAAGATGCTCAAGCAGGCCGAGAGCGATCTCAAGACCCTGCAGTCCGATCGCCAGAACCGGCAGAAGGGCTTTGCTGATGCCGAGGCGAACGCCAAGAAGATCGCTGCCGCCGAGGTGCGCGCTGATCGCGAGGCGAACAAGCAGAAGCTGATCGAGGCCAAGGTCACCTACGGTGAGAAGGCCCGGATCGCTCGCGAAGAAGCCAACATCGAGAAGCAGCTCGCCAAGGAAATCGCTGAGTTTGAGAAGTCGCAGGATCGTGCCGCGATCGCCTCGGCCAAGGAGGTAGCCGCAGCGCGGCGCGAAGCAGCGACTGCCGCCGTGACCGCCAAGGCGAAGGGCATCACCAACACCGACGACGCGCGCGCGGCCAAGGCCGCCTCCGACGCGCGTCTGAACCTGCTGCGCCGTGAGCGTGAGACCGTCGCTGCGAACGACGCCGACGCGGCGCGCGGCATTGCCAACCGCATCGCCGTCGAGAAGGCGCTGGGTACGGCGCTGGACGGCACGATCCGCAAGCTGAACCAGCAGGCCGAAGCCGACCGCCGTGCGCAAGAAGCCGCGACCCGTCGTCTGCAGGGACAGCTCCCCGCTGCCAATCGCCTGCTCGCACCGGCCAATGTCCGCGACGAAGTGAACCGCAGCGGCGATCCGCGCAGCACGCTCGTCGGCTATCAGTTCGAGCAGGAGGTGGCGCGTCAGCGTTTGCAGGCCGCCATCGGCGACCGCAATGCTACGCTGGAGCAGGTCACCGCCGCGCGCCAGCGGCTGGAGCTGGCGAACGCCAATGTCGCCGCCGCCAAGCGTCTCGTCCAAGAGGAAGAGAAGCTGGTCCAGATCGAGCAGCGGCTCGCGAACACGACCCGCCTCGAACAGCAGAAGGCACAGCTGGCCCTCGCCGGCCAGTACGCGCGCGAGCAGATCAGTGCCCTTGGTCCCAAGGAAGCGATCCGCCGCGCCGTCGAAGCGACGGCTCTCGCTGAGCAGCGGCTCGCCACGGCGTCCGCCGAGCACGTCGCTTCCGCGCGCATGGAGCTGGAGCTGGCCAAGGCCCAACAGGCACAGACCGAGAAGCAGGGCCGCGGCGGCCCGCTGTCGAGCATCCTGTCCCCCGGCTACGGTGTTGCGGCCTTCGCGCGCACGTCGGTGTACGGCCTTGCCGCCGGTGCCGCCTACAGCGTGTTCAACGGGATCCAGGGTGGTGTCGGTCAGGTCGTCCAGATGGAAGACGAGCTGGCGAAGCTGCAGGCGATCGCTGGCGCCACCGAGCCGCAGCTCCAGCAGATCCGCGCCGCGATCTACGACATCGGCACGACCTCGCGCTTCTCCGTGGTCGATCTCGCCAAGATCAGCCAGACGCTGGCACAGGCCGGTGTCACGGCGGGCGACATGCGTTCGGTGCTGGAGAGCGTCACCACGCTCGCCACCGCGTCCGGCTCCACGCCTGACGAGGCCGTGAACCTCGTCACCTCGGCACTCGGCTCGTTCCAGCTGCAGGCCAGCGAGGCCGCGCGGGTCGCTGACCTCATGACCTCGGCACTGAACCGCACCAAGCTGACGGTGCAGCAGACCGGTCAGGCGATCCAGTACGTCGGCGCCACCGCCTATGAGCAGAACATCAGCCTTGAGACTCTGCTCGCCACGGTTGGCGCCATCGCACAGGCCGGGGTCCGCAGCGGTTCGACCATCGGCACCGGCTTCCGCCAGTTCCTCGTCGACCTCGCCAACCCCAGCGAGAAGCTGACGACCCAGCTCAAGCTGCTCAAGCTGTCCGCCGCCGACGTGGACGTGAGCGTGCGCGGTCTCCCCGCCGTGCTGGAGACGTTGCAGAAGGCGGGCTTCGGCGCCGGGCAGGCATACGCCGGCCTTGAGACGCGCGCGGCGGCCTTCTACCTCGTCGCCAAGAACAACGTCGACATCATGGACCAGCTCCAGCTGTCGTTCGCCAACAGCGGCGCGGCGGCGGTCGCCAACGAGCGCGCGATGAACTCGCTGACCGCGCAGTGGCAGCGCTTCAAGAACATCCTCGGCGAGGGTCTGTCGAACTCGCTCGAAGGGCCGATGAACATCTTCAAGAACATCCTGACGGCGATCAGCGACCGGCTCGAAGAGAGCAAGCGCATCGCGCAGGATTTGAAGAACAAAAACGCGCAGGGCACCGCCGCGTGGTACGAGAAGGACATGGGTCCGGCCGCCGAAGATGTGCTGCGCCGCACCTTCAACCTGATCGGACTGGCGGGCACCGCCGGCATGTCGAACACCATTGGCGGGCAGAACGTCAACGGCCTGACTGGCGAGGGCAAGGGCTTCGGCGACTGGCTCGACAGCTGGACGAAGAAGGCTGACGGCGCGACCGAAGCGTCCGAGCGCCTCGCCACGCAAGTCGCCGAGACCACCGATGCAGTGGACAAGCAGACCGGCAAGATCAGCGAACTCGACAAGGAGATGGCGCGCCTCGCCGTCCAGAAGGAGTCGCTGCGCAACAACGACGTCCGGTCGAGCGCCGAGATCGCCACGCTGACCTCGCGCTTCGAGGGGCTGGCCGTCTTCCTGACGAACACCGGCAATCGCTACGACGACCTGACGCAGGCCGCGCAGCGCTACCGTCTGGAGCAGATGAAGCTCCTGAACACGGACCTAACCGCGCAGGGCGCCGCCCTCCAGATCCAGACCGCTGATGCGCAGACGCGCCAGCGCAGCACGATCGCCGGCTTGAAGGGCAACAGCAGCCTCATGTCGCAGCTGACGCCGCAGGAGCGCGGCGCGCTCACGGCGCTGCAGAACGGCGGCACGAACCAGCGCGCGCAGGCGATCCTCGCCGACGCGGTCAAGCGGTTCACGGACAATGACCCCCGGAACGGCGCCTTCAACCGCGAGCTGGCGAACCAGCTTAATCAGGTGGTACAGGCCGTCGGCACCGTTGCGACCAACACCTCGCAGCAGAACATCATCGCCACCCGCACCGCCGACAACACCGCGGCGATGACGCGCGAGGGGCGCAAGGTCACGGGCGACACGGCAGCGGTGCAGACGCTGGTCACTCAGCTCGGCTCGGCGGAAGGCGCCGACAAGGTTCGTCTCGGCCGGCAGGGGCTGGCGCAGGTCAACGCCCTCGACAAGTACATCAACGGGCTGCTCGCCAACAAGGGCATCCAGGGCGCCAACCGCAACTTCCTCCAGAACGCCCTCACCGATGTCGGCAGTCTGCGTCAGCAGATCAACGCCACCCTCGCGCCGACCAAGGCCGAGGATCGCGAAGCGAAGGCGGCGGAGCGCGCAGCGGACAAGGCCGCCAAGCTGGTCACCCAGCAGGACATCGACCGGATCGGGCTGGCCCTCGGCCTCAAGCTCGGCAGCGGACCACGCACGGCGGAAGAGCAGGAGCGCCTGCACGCACGCGGCGTAACCCCGGCGCGCGGCTTTGGTCCTCGTCAGAGCAACCACGTCGGCGGCGTGGCCCGCGACTTCTCGGTGCGCGGTCTCTCCGACGCCGAGGCCGAGCGCTACGCGGCGACCATGCGAGCACAGTACCGCGCCGCTGGTATCGAGGCGCAGGTCAAGTACGAGCGCGGTGGCCGGAACGATGGCACTGGCCGGCACATCCACGTCGGCGCTCGCAAGGGCGCGACGCGGCGCGCGGATCGCACGGAAGAAAACGAGGACAAGTACAACGTCGAGCTGGCGCGGGCGCAGATCGCGCTCGACGAGGCTGACCTGACCACGAAGCTCAAGGAGGTGGCGCGTGCCACGTCCAAGGAGACCTTCGACACGTCGGTCGCCGCTGCCAAGGCTGCGCTGGACAAGGTCAACGGCCAGCTCAAGGACGCTGCGCTCGACGAGCTGGCCGCCAGCGGCATCGCCCCCGGCTCGCCGCAGTTCAATGCCCGGATGCTGCAGGTCGAGCAGACGATCTCGCAGAACGTCGAGGACTTCAATCAGAAGGTCACCGACGCGATCATCAAGAGCGTCAAGAAACAGACCGACGCGGCGGCCACGGCTTTCGACACGGCGACGCAGGGCGCGACCAGCTCGCTCCAGATCGCACAGTCGCAGCTCAGCGGTCTCGACGCCTACTCGCTGCGCAACAAGGTGCCGGACTACGTCAAGAGCCTTGCGGGCGACCGCGTGGCGATGGCGCAGGAGAACGTCGCCAAGGCGCAGTACAACGCCCTGCCCGCGCAGATCAGCGCGCAGCAGCAGGCGATGGACACGCTGCGCGGCACGATCGGTAGCGTCGGCGTCAATCCCGAGGTCGTGAACGCCCAGCTCGCGCAGATGAATGTCGAGCTGCAGAAGCTCATGGCGAACCGCGAGGCGCTTGGCGCGCAGCTCAACGCTGGCGGTCTGCTGCCGAGCAATTTCAGCGACGGTCTCGACAAGGCAATTCAGGCGTATCGTCAGGCCAACGACCTGAACCAGACGTTCTCGCAGAGCCTCATCATGAACCTCGGCGGGGCGCTGGACACGGTGAATTCGGGTCTCACGACCATGTTCACGTCGATCCTCGACGGCTCGCAGACGGCTCTGCAGGCCTTCGGCAATTTCGCCAAGGGCGTGATGCAGTGGATGGTCCAGCTCGCGGCGAAAGCCGTGGCGACGCAGGTCTTCAACCTGCTGCTCAACACGATCGGCGGCGCGTTCGGTGCGAAGGCTGCGGCGCCTGCCGGCGGCACGACTACGGCGACGCCGGGCGGTGGCGGCGCATGGGTCTTCAACGGTGGTGGTGTTGGCGACGACGGAAAGATCTATCGCCGCCAGGGTGGCTCCGTCGAGAACGGTGATGTGTCCAAGGACAGCGTGGACGCCAAGCTGGCGCGCGGCGAGTGGGTCGTGCAGAAGAAGGCTGTGGACAGCGTCGGCAACAAGTTCATGGCCCGCCTCAACCAGCACGGCGCCAAGGCGCTCGACTCCTTGCAGGCGGTCCCGCAGCTTGATATGCGGAACCACACCGAGACGAACGTCTACGTCGTCCCGCCCGATCAGCAGCCGACGCTGGGTCCGAACGACGTTCGCGTCATCCTCAACGATGAGCTGATGAACGGCGACGGCAAGCGGCTCGTGCAGCATATTGCGAGTGACCGCTAATGGACACCTTCGACTTCTGCCCTTCGCGCAACGTGCCTGAGACGCTTCCCCGCGAGGCGCCGCAGAGCACGATGTCGCTCGGCGGCTGGCAGTTCAGCTCGCGTCCGACGACGCCCTACCAGAAGAAGATCAAGCTGACCCTGCACGGGCTGCGCTGGTATCTCGATGGCAACGATCTGTACGACGCCCTGACCAACCCCAAGTTCAACGCGCGGGCGCTGGAGATCTTCTACGAGCAGCACGAGACGTGGTCGCCGTTCATTCTCAAGCACCAGCACTTCGGCGACATGACCGTGCGCTTCGCGTCGCCCGTGACAGTGCCGGCCGCCGAGGCTATGAGCGGCGGGTTCATCAAGCCGGTGGAGGTCAACTTCATCCACCACAATCCGGGGTACACGAGCTGATGGTCAGCCTCGCATCTGTCAGCCGCCGCTTCGAGCTGCCCTTCACCGTCATCGAAGGCGGACAGGGCATGGTCATGGCCATCCTGTCAGAGACCGACCAGAACTCGCAGCCGAGCTATGTGTTCGTCCAGCCCCGCCACGTCCTGCGCACCCCGGCGCCGACCGCGCTTCGCGCCGGCATGGTCATTCGCTCGCCCGGCGGCTCGCCGTTCATTGTCGGCGAGAATGGTCCGTCCGAGCAGCGCGAGGGCACCCTGTGGGACAGCTTCCGCCTGTTCGAGCCGACGGGGCGCTACCAGCTCTCCCGCCGCACGAAGGTCATGGACCCGATCGCACGCCAGTATCGAGAAGGACCAGTCGAGCCGATTGCCATGATTTGGGCCGCAATGGAGCCGCTCGACCGTGAGCAGGCCGATCGCGAGATGCGTGTGAATTTCGAGCAGATGCGCTTTATCACCGGCACGGCGGTTGCCCCTGGTGATTTAATCGACAACCGTTCGGTCACGAAGGTAGACAGGCAGCTCGGTCTTGCGATAGGCGTCCTCACTTAACGAGGTGATGATGTTCAAAGGCGCAAAGGGCGGCGGCGGCTCGTTCAAGCAAACTCCGGACAACTTGCGGTCGAACGACACGTTTGAAGGTGTGCTTGGTATTTGCGTTGGTCCGATCAAGGGACCGGTCCGTGGCCTCAAGTCCATCAAGGTCGACGGCACTGCGATCGAGAACGAGAGCGGTGAGCTGAACTTCCAAGACTTCACCGCTACGATGGGTGACGGTGATCCGCTCAAGTTCCCGCAGAAGGTCCAGCTCAAGCTTGGTGCGGGCGCCGCACCGACGCAGGTCGGCCTGTCGCTGCCGAACGAGAACGGCAGCAATCCGATCTGGATCACCAAGACGCTGAACAATCGCAACGCTGATTTCATCGACCTGCGCTTCATCGTCCAGCAGCTGTTTCGTCAGGATGCCAAGGGCATCTACAACGAGACGGCCACGATCGAAATCCAGCTCAAGCCGACCGGGACGACGAACTGGATCAACCCCACGCTTGGGGCGCCTTCGACGCAGTACAACGAGCAGGGCGGCAGCAAGGCGGACATGTTCCGCCAGTTCATTCCGCGCAGCTATTACGACGACAACGGCAATTACGTTCAGGGACAGCCCAACTTCGTCATCACGGGCAAGACCAGCAGCGCCGCAGTCTACGAGCTGCGGCTCAACGTTCCGAACGAGGGCGCCTACGCCGACGTGGCGTGGGACATTCGCTGCCGTTTGCTGGAGCGTGAGACCTACACGGGCGGCAAGGACAATGCCGACCAAGAGCGCCGCACGATCGCATGGGAGTCGATGGCCGCGGTCTACGGCAACACGATGGGCGATCACGAGGACTGGCGCGGCCTCGCATGGATGCAGCTCTACGGCAAGGCCAGCGATCAGCTGACTGGCGTGCCCGAGATCACTGGCGAGTACGACACCAAGATCGTGCAGGTGCCGGCCAATATCTACAACCCTGACACACGGCAGTATTCGCCCGGCGTGTGGGACGGCTCGTGGGTCAAGGCCTACACAAACGACCCGGCGTGGGTCATCAGCGATGCGATCAGCGATGAACTTTCGGGCTTGAGCCTCGTCGCGCGCGGCTCGTACCTCAACAAGTGGGACGCCCTCGACCTCTCGAAGCACTGCTCGCAGCTGGTGCCTGACGGCAATGGCGGCAGCGAGCCGCGCTACTCGATGAACATCGCAATCTCTCAGCCGCAGAAGGCCGAGGATTTCATTCGATATCTGGCAGGCGCGGTCGGCGCGCTGGCATGGGATCAGGGGAATGGCGAGTGGCGCGTAAAAGTCGACAAGGCCGACAACCCTTCCGACATCTTCACGCTCGACAACATCGAGGGCGAGTTCATCTACAGCCACACGGATGTGGACACGCGGTTCAACGACATCATCGGCCAGTTCAAGAATGCCGAGATGGACTACCGTGCGGATGCTGTGCAGCTCTACGACAACACGTCGATCGCGATGCTGGGCCGGAAGCCGACGACGATTGCCCTTGTCGGCTGCACGACCCGGCAGGAGGCCATGCGCCGCGTCAAGCTGCGCCTGCGCTCGACGGTCAACGAGAACCGCATCGTCACCTTCACGACGAACCGCCGTGGCCGGAACATCGAACAGCTCTCGACGATCCTGATTGCTGACGGCGATCTTGGCGATCAGGACAAGCGCACCACCGGCCGCGCCATCGCGGTCGCCCCGGATCGCAAGTCGCTGGTCGTGCGCGACCCGATGTATCTGGCGCCGGGCGTGGCCTACAAGCTGTGGTTCACGGTCCCGAACCCGAGCTACAACCCCGACACGGCAGGCCAGCCGAGCGACGCCGATTGGACCAAGCCCACGCGGTCGATCTACCGGAACATCGTCAATACCTCGGGCCAGCGCGGGTCGGTCACGACCCTCTATCTCGATGCGGCGATGCCCGACACGATCGCGGACAGCCTTTCGGTCGCGCTAGAAGCTGCCAACCTGCCGACGCTGCCGCGCCTGTTCCGTGTCACGAGCGTGGTGCCGGCGGATGACGGTGAACGCATCTCGATCTCGGCGATCAACATCGACACCGGCAAGTGGGACGCGTCGGACAACGTCAGCAAGCAGGACACCGTCTTCCAAGACCTGCGGGGCGCCGTGCCTGCGCCGCTGCTCCCGCCGTCCGGCCGCGTGCTGAGCCTCATCACCGTGCCCGTCGAGCAGGGCAACAGCATCAACCTCGTCGCCAACTGGGTGCGCCCGTCCGGCGCCTTCATCAACGGCTTCACGGTCAAGTATTCCATCAATGGCGGTGCGATGAAGACCGCCGTTGAGCGGACGCAGGAGAACACGTTCGAGTGGGTGAACCCGGTCGCGGGCGTCTATTATGTCGAAGTCACGACCAACGACCGGCGCGGTGGCGTGTCGGTGCCGCTGGTGGACACCTTCGAGGTCGGGCAGGACATTCTCGACGCGAGCGACATCAAGTACACCGACGGGCAGGACATGGAGAGCCTCCAGCCCGCGGAGCCGGGCGCCACGAACACCGCCGATCCGAACTCGTCGATCGGTGAGCGCACGGTCGCGGCAGTGCTCGCCGATCTGGCCGCTGCCAATCAAGATATCGACAAGGCCCAGCAGGACATCCTCGACGCAGCAGCCCGCGCCGCTGAGATCGAACTCGAAGCCGAGAAGCTGGCGAACGCACAGATGAAGGACGTTCTCGATCGCGAGACCCTGCGTGCCTACACCGATGCGAAGGTCCATATTCAGGGCGAGCCAGTCGGCGTGGTCGTTGTCCGTAACGAGGAACGCAGCGTCGCTGCTGACGAGGTGTTCGCGCAGAACTTCGACCTGCTCGGCGCGCGCGGCACTGACGGCTACTCATTCGTCCTTGATATCGACACCGTCCGTGTCAGCCCGACCGAGAGCTTGGCCGAGCGCTTCTCGTCGATCGAAAGCAGCCTCGGCGATAACGAGAGCCTGATCCAGAGCGTCAGCCAGGCGGTGACGACGCTGGCCGACTCGACGGCAACTCGCTTCGATCTTGTGACCTCACGGTTCCAGACCAACGAGGCCACGGTAAGCGATCTCACGACCACTGTGGTCAATCTGACGGACTCGACCGCGCAGCGGTTCAGTCAGGTCACGGCCCGGTTCGATACTAACGAGGCCACTGTGCGTGACCTCGACACGACCGTGGTCAATCTCACATCGGCAACGGCCACCAGTTTCGATCAGGTGCGGGTACGGTTCGAGGGCAACGAAGCTTCATTCAACAACTTGGTGACGACCGTGAGCAATCTCACGTCGTCGACTGCTGAGAGTTTTCAAAGCGTCAACGCACGCTTCGGTACGAACGAGTCGAACATCTCCAATCTCCAGACGGCATATACCGATCTGAATAACTCGACGGCACAATCGGTCAGCTCGTTGACAACCCGCATGGGGAATGCTGAAGGCTCGATCACGAACCTCCAGACCAGCGTGTCGGGGATTAATAGTCAGCTGACGCAGACGGTTGACAGCATCAATGCTCGCTTCGGCACAAATGAAAGCAGCATCACCAACCTGCAGCAGGTCGTCTCTGGGCCAACGGGTGGCTATGCCAAGTCGATGACGCTGCTGGACGTCAACGGTAATATCACCGGCACCTACAACACGAACAACGGTGCGACGAGCACCTACTCGATCCTGACCAACGTCTTTCGCTTGATCGACCCCAATAACGGTAACCCGATTACGCCGTTCATTGTCGAAAACGGTATCGTCAAGATGTTGGAAGTTGAAGTTGCAAAACTAAAAGTTGGAGCAATGGACCCTGAGTTCCTTGCCAACCAATATTCATTCGACGGCGTTGAAGGATCTCAGAAGCTGCCGGGAGGTATTGTTATGAAGTGGGGCCGCTATCGGGGCTTCATCAATAACGAAGTTACTTTCAGTATTGTTTTTCAAGAGCCGTTTCCTAATCAGTGTGACTGCCTTATTCCTACGCCTTATTTGATTACTTACAGTAAATATCGAGATCTTTGGATGCAAAATGTCGGAACACCAACTCGTTTTGGAGCAACCGTAGGCACTCAGTCATCCACCGGTGACGACCAACGGCTTGATGGTTTCGATTGGGTTGCATTCGGACGATGAGTGGTGGCCGACAAACTCATTGACCCTTCTCATGCTGCTAGATAGGTGACCATGCTATGCCTACGACCGTAACCCCCGCGGATCTCGCTCAGCAGATCACCGACTATGTCGCGAAGGTCGCGGTGCGAGATGGCCTGTTCTATTCGTGGATGACAGGTGCCGCCGACGGCGGTGTCAATCACGATGGTGTATTCCCTCTCACGGACCTCAGTGGGTTCACGCGCTATCTGGAGTCGCCGGCAAAGATCATGGCTCAGGCCACGACCGGCTTTGCCGCTCGGTATGCCACGAAGGCTGAGCTTGATGGAGCACCTCCGGGGTTCATCCCCGGAACGATGGTGCTCGTTTATGACGATCCGGACAACAGCAAAAACGGCCCTTACGTCCGGCTTGGCGGGGGTGGCTGGGAGTATGCTCAGTGGTTTTATGACTCCTTGGCCCAAGTTGTTCAAGCGGCAGCTACCAACGCGCTGACGTCGATCAACAGCACTACGGCCGGTTCTCTGACGTCGATCAACAGCACTACGGCTAGTGCCTTGGCCTCGGTCAATAATGCCGCAGCTTCTGGAAATACACAAATTGCATCCACCATTGCCGATGCGATCGTAGCTTTCAATGCTCAAGTTATGGCCGCGGCGGCCTCAGCGTCTAGCGCTGCGCAGGTTCTCACGAATTTGCAGGCTCTAGATAGTCAGTTTCGCAGCGACTTTGCACCGCTTGTGGGCCGAGTGGCAGCAAACGAAACGAAACTTTCCAGTCTTGATATCAATGCTTTGTCGACTCTTTTGCCGCAGAACTCCGACATCGGCGAACTTCTTTTCGCTTTGCTGGACGCGGCGGGCTACCTTGGCGCCGGCTTGGGCAAGGACGGTACGTGGGCAGCTAATAAGCTGCGAGCACTTTCTTCAATCTCTGCTCCGAGCCTTACGACCAATGCTGCAAATCTCGGTACGGCCACGTCGACTTCGTTGACCAGCGGTGCTGTGGGGGCGGATACCGTAACAGCCAAGACGGCGATTGCCGGCCTTCTCTCGCTGCTTGCTGGCGGCTCGATTGCCGTTGACGACAAAGGATCTATCTCGCGTGCCCAGGGCGGCGTGCGAATGGATATTGTTGATGCGGACTATCCGCTGTCGATCACGGATGCTGATGGTAATATCCTGATGGGATATAAGGACGGCGTGACTTACACGCCGGGGTCGCAGATTACCCGTAAGAAAAGTCAGTATGTCGATCAGCAAACGACCACGTTTTTCAACGGGGTACAGATCGATATCGGCAACCACAATTATGATTTTTCTATTGCCGACGTAAACGGCAATGTCCTGCTTGGATGGATGAACGGCATCTATTACGGCGCGGGTTCGAGTGGAGGTGCTTCCGCTACCGATACGGTTCTGGATCGGCAAGACGCGGCGAATAAGACCTACACGCAGCGTCTGCATTCTTCACGCGTCAACACCATTCAGCGTCCATCTTCGGATTACAACGTCCAAGTCGTGTATGGCCAGTCGCTGGGCCAAGGTGACGAAACGTGGCCTGCGCTGTCTCGCACGAACCGTTTCGGAAATCTGATGTACGGCGCTTCGGTTCAGCCGAGCAGCACCGGCACCACCTTCACGCCGCAAGGTGGCAGCGGTACGCTACAGCCGCTGGTTGCCGTCACCATCAACACCTCTGGTGTGGCGTTGGATCAGGCCGGTGAGGCGGCCCTCGCGCCAGGCAATGGCGCACGAGGTGAGCCGATCAACCACGGCTGGGCCAACGGCTCGCGCTTTGCCATGTCGCAATATCTTCTCGACGAGGACTTCACCAAAAAGCGCTTCGTCTCGATTAACGCCTCGGTATCCGGGGCTACTATCGGCGAGTTGGAGAAGAACCATAGCGAAGGCACTGCCGAACGTTACGGTCGCTACTCGGATGGTCTTACGCGCCTCAAGGCGATCGCCACGTCGGAAAGCAAGTCAATCTCGGTTGCAGGTATTGGCTACATGCAGGGCGAGCACGACTATTTTCAGGCGTCGGGGCATAATTCACTCAATATCACGTACGACAACTACAAGGCCAAGCTGGTCACGATGATCGCCAATATGCAAGGCGATGCAATCACCACGATGGGGCAGACCCTTCCCCCCGCCTTCCTGATCTATCAGACGGGCGCCGCGTACACACGAGATGCCGACATCAACGGCGTCCCCGGCATGCACGTAGGCATGGCTCAGCTCGATGTCGCGTTGGCCTCCACAACCGCGTGGATGGTCGGACCGGTCTATCCCTATACCGACAAAGGTGGCCACCTCGATAGCAATGGCTCGCGCTGGTTCGGTCACCAGTTCGCCAAGGTCTATGAACATGTCGTGCTCAAAGGCAAGGGCTGGGAGCCGCTGCGTCCGCTTCGCGTCTGGAAAGACCCGAGTGCTACCAACATCATCTACGTTGGGTATCACGTCCCTGCGGGGCCGCTGGTGTTCGACGAACCGCAACTCTCTGGCGGCACCGAATATAATAATGCGAGCAAGGGCTTCCGTGTCACGGACAGCACCGGTGCGGTCGGCATTAGCGACGTTGCCATTGTTCGTGATACGATCATTCGCATTACGTGCTCGCGCGCCCTGACCTCCAGTCCGAAAGTCTGGTACGCGAGCCAAGGCACCAGCGGCAACGGTATGGTGCGGGATAGCGATCCCTCTCTTGCGATTGACAAGTACGTTTACGAAACCGGCAGCGGCATGTATGCGTCGGCTAACATCGCTCAGTTCGTCGACAAGCCATATCCGCTGTGGAATTGGAGTGTCGGTTTCTATCTTCCCGTGGAGGTCTAAATGTCGATCAGTTTTGTAATCCCCGGCGCCGACTTCAGCGGTCTTGGAAACCCCAAGGTGGAAACCAACATTGTTGGAATGCCTACCCGCAACTTGAAGGGACTGTATCTCTTCGAGGACGGTGCCGTGGGGTCCACGCCGACGCAGGCCACTGATAGCTCGGGCCTCGGCAATCATGCTCCGTTTCTGACTGGCTCCAACGTTCGCAAGACGGCAACCGGTGTTACGTCGGCGTTCACTGGTGCCTATTTCCAAGGTTCGATCACGAACGGCGTGCTGACGGTTGACACCCTTATCGCAGGAACCATTGAGACCGGAAAGAAGCTGCTCGGTTCGGGGGTCACCGGTAACCCGACGGTGGGTGCACTTCTTAGCGGACCGGGTGGGGCGGGGAGTACCTATCAGCTCAACGTCAACCTCACGATGGCCTCTCAACTTTTCTACCTCGACAACCCTGGCTTCTATGCAAAGACGCCGATGCTCTATGACGGTAGCTTCTCTGTCGTTGGCATCACGCGGAGCAGCGTACCGAACAGTTACGGCAACTATCCTACGCTGCATCTCGCGGCAGCAGATAGCTCTGGCGGCGGCGTAGCTATGACGGAAAGCTTCGGAGCTTCGCTGACTGCCACCGCAGGAAACTTGAGTATCAACAACGACAGCACTAGCGCTGGTGCCACCAACTTGGAAATTGGATTGCTCAATCGCAAGACCAACAACGCCAACGTTCAGTGGACTGGGGCTAACAGCATTCGTGCAGCGAAGAGCACCTCGTCGCAACCGAAAAACTCGTGGGTTGCTTGGGGGCTGTCGCTCAACGCGGTCACCGGAGAGGTATTGTGGCGCTCTCTGTCGGGGTTCACGGGTGCGACCACTATCACGGATCTGGATCAGGTCACTTCGTGGCTCAACGGGGTCAAGGCGAACAAGCACCTGTTTGGCTTCGGCAAGTACCTGTCGGGACACCCGATGCTTGGCGACATGGGCTTTTTTGCTCACTACTCCGCCGCCAAGACCCTTACCGAACTCGACACCGTGATTGCAGCAGCGAAGGCACGCGTGGCCCTCCGCGGCGTAACGGCTTACTAAGGAGGATATATGACTACCAAGACCACCCCGTCCGTAGAGGACATGCGCAAGCTCGTCGCCGAGGCGGATCGCAAGGCGTCTGAGGATGGCCTGACCCAGCTGAACGACTTGGTCGGCAGCGATGAATGGACGAAGGTGAAGGCGGAGCTGGAGACGGCGCGCACTGCCTACGGTCACGACCCGCTGGCGAAGCTCCAGCTCGATGGAATGGCTACGGTCGTCCGCGGGGTCGAGAGCCTACCGGCTCAGATCCAACAGCGGATCGCAGCAGCACAATAAGAAAGGGGGCCAATCGGCCCCCTTTCCTTTACACCTTGAGATTGCCGGGGAAGGGCAGCGTCTTGCGCAGCTCTTCCAGATGCTCCAGCGTTCGCCGGACCACGCCGGTCTTCTGCCGGTTGTCAACCAGCTTGCCCGTGGCCTGCGCGTCGAGCAGGAGCGTGGCACAGGCGATGACGTGGGCAAGATGGCTCACGCCGCTCTCCGGGTCGTTGTCCTCGCCGTCGAACCACAGCTGCGCGTGGCGCTCCATCGCGTCCTCGTAGGTGGACACGGCGATCGCGCTGTCGCGGTAGTTGAACTTGCCATACTTCGAGGCGCCGGTTTCCATCACCCGGCCGACGAGCAGCGATACCCAACGCGGGAAGACCGACCAGACGCCCGGCTTCTTCGAGCCGGCGGCCTCCTTCGGGTTGACCGCACCGCTCGGATCAATCACCCGGAAGCTGTCAGCGGGGAAGGAGATCGTGTCTTGAGTAACAACATGACCGGTGTCGTACTCGAAATCGAGCGGCCGGCCCGTTTTCATCGGCAACACGTTGGTGATCCCGAGCGCGAAGTCCACGACGTCCGGCTCCAGCCGCTCGTTCTGGATCAGGTGATTGCGCAGGTCGTCGCGGCTGTCGATGACCGTGAAGCCTGCCTCGGCCGCGGCCTTCGCCGCCGGGTGGTTCTTGTCGGGCGGCAGCGGCACCTCGATCGGCTGGGGTACGGCAATGCCGTCGTCCAGCTGGCGCAGCGCGGCGATCGGATCGAAGGGGGTGTCGGTCATACGGAAACCTCTGCTTTGATAGGTGGATGGGGATCGTAGCCGACGATCTCGATCTGCTCGGCCTTGATCTCGAACAGCCCCGTGTTGGGCGGGGTGTCGATGCTGATCGTCGGGAACGGGCGGGGCGTGCGCGTCAGCTGCTCCTTCGCCTGCTCGACGTGATTGGCATAGAGGTGCAGGTCGCCGAACGTGTGGACGAAGTCGCCCACGCCGAGGTCCAGCTCGCGCGCGATCAGGTGCGTCAGCAGCGCGTAGCTCGCGATGTTGAACGGCACACCGAGGAAGATGTCCGCCGATCGCTGGTACAGCTGGCACGATAGCTTGCCGTCCTCGACATAGAACTGCATCAGGCAGTGGCAGGGGCGCAGGGCCATCTTGCTTAGCTCTGCCGCATTCCACGCGCTCACGACATGGCCTCGGTCGTTAGGTTTTTCGCGCAGATTTTCTAACAGGATCGTGATCTGATCGATCGGTGCGAAGTCCACCGTGTAGGCGTCAGGATCGTTGGCGAGACGCTTGAGGTAGGGCTTCATCGCCTCATAGCTGGGCGTCGCTGACCAGTTGCGCCACTGGGCACCGTAGACGGGGCCGAGTTCGCCGAAGCCGTCCGCCCACTCATCCCAAATGTGCACGCCCTGCTCCTGCAAGGCCTTCACGTTCGTGCTGCCGGACAGCATCCACAGCAGCTCGGCGATGATACCCTTGGTGAAGAGCTTCTTCGTCGTCAGCAGCGGAAAGCCGGCTTCGAGATCGAAGCGGATCTGGCGACCGAACACCGAGAAGGTGCCCGTGCCGGTGCGGTCCTCGCGCGGGGTCGGGTCGGCCTCGTGCTTGTTGACCAGCTCCTGCAGCAGCCCGAGGTACTGCAGCTCGCCGTGGTAGGGGCCGTTGCCGTTGCGGAGCATCTGCGGCCCGACCTTGAGAATGGCGCTGCCACCCATCGGGGTGACGAGACCGCCGGCCGGATCCACGATCGTCGTGCCGTGGCCAAGGATGAGATCATGCAGCATTACAGGGCGCCTCCAGTGAAGTAGCCGGGACGCGCGCGGCGCGGCCGGTGAAGGGGGAATAGACAGAGGTGCAGCCACGAGCCTTCGCGGTGCGTGGCCATGTCGTGCGTGCCGGCCTCGTAGGCGCGACGAGCACGGGCGACACCGACGTCCTCGTTGTTCCAGCCGGCTTCCATGACCCGGCGGCTGGCCACGATGTACGGCTCCAGCTCACGGCGCGCGACGCCCGTCACCTCGTCGGTGTGGACGTCCTTGTTTCGGTTCACCACGGCGATCACCTCGCTCATGGTGGCGCCGACGGACTTGGCAACCCGGAACGGCGAGAACCGCTTCGGGTTGAGGTTGTAGGCACGCGTGATGTCGGCCTCGATCTCGGGGGTAACTGCCACTGCTGGTCTCCGGGTTTACGTGTTGGTCGTTTAGTGCATCTACGCTGTGCGGAAATCTATATCTCGTAAACTACTGGGTAGTTTCGACATCCCACACCTGATCTGCGATCTCTGCGCCACGGTGCGTGACGAGGATGATCTGCGACAGGTGCTTTTTGAGACTGACCAGCGCCTGCAGTGTTGCCGCGCGCCGCGTAGCCGAGAGGTCGCCATCGATCTCGTCCGCGAGGAAGACCGGGAAGACGTGGCCGACCAGCGCCTGTCCCATCGCCACGCGCAGTGCGAGGTTGGCGACCGTCTTGCCCGCGCCCGACAGCGTCTCGATCCGCTGGCCGCCGACCGTGATCTCCATCTCGTCATCGACGATCAGGTTCGACAGCTTCCCCATCGACATGTCGATGATGAGCTTCGTCGCGATGCGGCTGATCTTCGGCGCGATCAGCGCCTTCACCACGGCGCGCGCGTCGGCAATGCCCTTGGCGCCGAGCGTGTATTCGTCAGCGAGGAAGCTGGCCTCGGTGATCTTGGCCTGCGTGTCCTTGAATGCCTGATCGTTGCGCTGCCACGCCGCGTAGGCCGCCTCGTACATCTCCGCACGGTGAACGCCCTCGGCTTGGCTGTCGATGATGTCCTGTCCGACGTCCGTCCCCAGCTCGGCGATCTTCGCCTCGATCTCGGCGTTGCCCTGGCAGACGCGCTCGTAGCGCAGCTGCTCGGCGAGGAAGGCTTCGAGCGTGGCCTTGTCCTGCCGCATGCGGTTCAGTTCGTCAGCACGGCTCGGCTGCTCAGGAGGCAGCGCGTCCAGCTCGGCGCGCGCTTGCAGCTGCTCGCGACCGTGGGCGATCTCCGTCGGCGACAGATCGAGGCCTTCCGGCAGCGCCGGACCATCGTCGGGCCACGCGCGCAGGCGCTGCTCCTCGACCTCCAGCTTGATGCGCGGCCACGTCGGTTCGGGCGGCGCCTCGCCGGTTGGCCGAAATGTGTGGTCACATTTCGGACAGGTCACAGGTTCGGAGGTGGTGTGCGCACGCAGCGCGCGGTGCTGCTCGAAGCCCTGCTCGACTTCCTCGCGGGTCAACGTCGGCTTGTCGCCGCGATCGACCAGCTGCTGGCGGACGCGTCGCCGCTCGGCGGCGGCGTCCAGCTGCTCCGCCGTCCACTCGACCTTGCCGCCGAAACGGTTGGCATGGCTGCGGCGGATGAAGTTCATGTTACGCTCAGTCTCGTAGCGCTCCAGCTCCGCGATGGCCTCCTCGCTGAACGTGGCCACCTGTGGCAGCACAGGGGCCTCCACGAGCCGTAACTGGCCCCGGAGGGCCGCATGTGCGTCACGGATGGCCCGCATGCTCTGCAGGGCGGCGCGCAGGTCGGCAGCGGGCATGTAACCCGGCGGGGTCACCGGCTCGTCGCCGGGCGCGCGCAGCGTCTTGGCCAGTGCCTCGGCCTCGCGCTTGTAGCCCTTGGCTTCCTCGCGGCACGCCTTCTCCGCGCTCTCGGCGTCGGTCAGGCGGAGCACGCTGTCGATCAGGGCCTTGCGCTGCGCCGGCCGCATCGCGCCGAGTGCCTGCACGTTGCCCTGCGTGGCCGCGTTGCACAGGTCGAAGACGTCGAGGCCGTAGCCCATCAGCTCGGTGACCTTCTCCGTCACCTTCTCCGCGCCCTTGGCGATGACCTCACCACTGCCGTCCTTGATCCACTCCGCCTTGCCGCGGCTGACCTCGTAGTGCGCACCACGAATGGTGAAGCGGCCGGTGGCCTGCGCGTCCTTGTAATCGCCCGCGGCGCCGCGCAACGCGGCCTTGCCATAGAGCAGCCAGCGCGTGGTCTCGATCGAGAGGAAGGTCTTGCCTGCCCCGTTCTCGCCAACCACAGCGGTGATGCCAGTTTGAGGTTGATAATCTGCCCGGAGCGTAGCACCGCTCACAGGGAAGACAGCGGATGATGTGAGTCGTTCGATCATGCTTTGGTCCTACAGGAACTCCTTTTTCTTACATCTGGATTTCTTGAAAGTACCAGGTAAAAATAAGAAAAGTGAGCTATCATGAAGCAGACCCCCGCCCAGTTTATCGAAGGCTTCATCCGCGCGCACGAGGGCGGCATTTCGCTGCATCCGGCGGACAACGGCAACTGGTTCGATCCGAAGCGGCTGGCGGCCGGTCTGCCGCAGCGGCGTGGCATGGGTACGCTCGTCGGCTCGAAGTACGGCATCACCGCCTACGCCTTGTGCTCCTACCGGCGCGTCCGGTCGGTGACGAAGGCGGACATCGCCGGCATCACGCTGGCCGAGGCCGTCGCGATCGGCGTGCGCAACTACTACGACATTCCCGATTTCGATCTGCTCCCCTGGGATCGCTGCATCGCCTCTGTCGTGGACATGGGCTGGGGCGCCGGACCGAACACTGCCGCCAAGCTGCTGCAGCGCATGATCGGGACCGGCGACGACGGCGACATCGGCCCGGCAACGCTCAAGGCCTACAAGGTCTTCCGTCTCAAGAACGACGAGGAGGCTTCGGCCCGCGCGTTCGGCAAGCAGCGCGACGCCTACTACCAGTACCTCGCCACCAACGAGGGGCCGAACGACCCCGACAAGAAGTTCCTGAACGGCTGGCAGAACCGCACGGCCAGCTTCCTGCCGGGCACGTCGTGGTGGAAGGTCAACGCATGACCGCGCAGGCGTTCCTCCTCTACATGAACCTCGTGCGGATCTCGCTGATGATCGGTGCCATCTGCTGGCTGATCTTCACCGCTGCGGATCGAGAGCAGCTCCGTCGGGTTCTCCTTCTGATCTGTTTGTTCATGCTTGCCTCCAACCTCATCAACGCGACGGTGGCTATCGGCATTCTTCACGTAAGGCTGTTCTGATGAAAAATCTTGCCAACGCCCTGAAAGGTATCGGCGGTGAGTACGAGATCACCCGGCTCCTCGGTGGCGTCGGCGTGGGCGTCTATATCGTCTGTGCCCCGGTCTTCGTTCTGTGGGACATGATCCACAACGGAGCGCACTTCGACACCGTCGCCTTCTGCGCTGCCTACCCGACCGGGCTGGGCCTCGCCATCGGCGCCGTCGCCGGCTCGGCTGCGATCAAGGACCGCAGCGTGGCCGCCGCTATCCAAACCCGCGACGGGACTTCCGCGCCCGCGCCGCCGCCCCCGGAGTCCAAAGAATGATCGCCCTCCCTGCCATCCTCACCGGCAACCTCTGGAAGCTGGCAACCGGGGGAGCAGCAATCGTTGGCTTGGTGCTCTCGGCCCTGCTCATGACGAGCTATTTTGAGAACCGCGATCTGATGTGCCAGCGCACCGCGCTGCAGACCAGCATCAATGACCCGCAGACGGGCTACGTCGCGCGGCTCGCGCAGGCGAACACGAACGTGGCCACGCTCAAGCACGAGATCGAAATCCAGAACACCGCCTACGACAAGCTGTCGGCGGAGAGCAAGGCACTGCTTGCCTCGAAGCAGGCCGAGTTGGCCAAGGCGCAGGCCGCGACACGCGCGATGCAGTTGCGCTTGAACGGTTTTTTGGCAACCAAACCGCAGGGGGCTACCCTCGAAGACCGGGTGCGTGATATCGACGCGCGGGGAATGGCGGAGATGGTTCAGTGAAGAAGTTGCTTATTATCCCACTCCTGTCCGTTCTCGCCGCATGTGGGACAACGGGGCAGGTCCGGCCCGAGCCGATCGTGGTGCCGCAGGTCGTCAAGGTTCCGATCGCGGCGCCGTGCGTTCCTAAGTCGCTCGGCCCGGCTCCGGAGTACGTCGATACGAAGGAGAAGCTCCGAGCGGCTGCTGATGCGGCTGAGCGGATGCAGCTGCTGTACGGAGGTCGCGCGCAGCGCGAGGCTCGCCTGAATGAAATCGAGCCGGTGATTGCTGGCTGTCCCCGAGGATAAGCCATGCCCGAGAATACTGATCCGACGCTGCATAGCCGGGAGACCCGGCATCAGCTGGTGAACTATATGCAGATCACCGACTACAAGCTGGACAGCTTGGGGAAGAAGCACGATCAGATGGCGGAGCAGATCGACAAGAAGAACGAAGAGCTGGCCGTGAAGGTCGAGGAGAAGCACGCGGCTGTTCTCTCGGTGATCGGCGAACTCAAGTCGATCCTGAAATGGGCGGGCGGCCTCGTCGTCATGCTCTTCATCAGCACGCTGACGTGGTCGCTCGCCCAGCAGTACAGCGCCAACGAGGCGCAGAAGAAGGATATGCAGCAGCAGCTGGACATTCTGCGCGAGCAGGAGCGCGCGCGGAACGCCAGCCGTGCTGAAATCCTGCAGCGCCTACCGGCGCCCGGTGCTGCCCAGCCCGCCGCTCCCGCGGGCGGTGTCGCTCAGAACTGACACCTCCTGCGGAACGCCTTGGATCACGGGACAGAGAACGAGCTGCGCGATGCGCTCGCCGCGCTCGATCTCGTAGGCGTTGCGACCGAGGTGGGACAGGATGACCATCAGTTCGCCGCGGTAGTCGGCGTCAATTGTCCCAATTCCATTCGTCACGAAGACGCCGTGCTTCGCTGCTAGTCCACTTCGGCTCCTCACTTGCAGCTCGAACCCGACGGGCACCTCGACGGCGAAGCCGGTGGTGAAGATTTTTGTCTGGCCGTGGAACAGCTTGAACGTCTCGGCGGACCGAAGGTCCATCCCCGACGCATCCGCCGTCTCGTACCGCGGCAGGTCCAGCCCCTCGCCGTGGGGCAGTCGCAGAAACTTCACGTCCATAGGTCATCTCCAACCAAGAAGTGCCAACTCGTACCGCCGAGGCCAGAAGGTCAGGACGGTGCACACCCAGGCACAGGGCGTAGCGGTTTTCGTATGGGCGGTGACTGCTGATGCGGATCACGCGCTCAAGCGGAGTGTGGGGATCCAGTTTAATATACCGGCTGTCTGAATGAGGCACTCGACTGGACTGCATGATGCAGCGCACGCCCAAACTGCGGGCCACGTCGTAGAGTTGTAGTGCGACCTCAGTGCTGTTCCTCGGCAGCTGGGGCATTGAGCGACATCCTTTCCTCAATGAACCCGCGCACTCGCGGGTCACGATCGTGGATGCGCTCTCGAACGATCCGATGGAAGTCGAAATCGTCAAGTGACACGGTAACTTCGACACCTTCCTCTTCGTCATTGCGCACGCGCTTGTGCGTCAGAGCAAGGCAGTCGATCTCCGGAAGGTCTTCGCCGGGCGCCAGCAGCACACGCACGACCTTGTTGTGCAGGTCAGTTGCCAGCAGCGCCTCGGCGCGCGTCAGCGTGACGTAGAGGTCACCTTCGCCATGTGCGTAGGGTTCCATCGACCCTGTGCATCGTACTGCACCGTCAAGGAAAAGTCCGGCTTTGTGGAAGTGTCCAGACCACAGGCCAACATCGCCGAATGCTTTCCGCAGCGGCGCGACGGGCGCGAGATGATCGTCTTTGCCATCAAAGACGGCAAGATCCCAATGGCCGATGGCATGCTCGATGCCAACAGCATCGGCAAGATCCGAGACTTGATCGTCCGCACGGCGGTCCCACTCCCAAGGAAAGAATGCTAGCGCGCCGAGGTGCGCCGGCCGGTCGAGGATGAAGAGGTTGCTCAGCCGGTGCTGGGTCATCTCGCGAAAGGCATGCCACGCGCCGACCAGCGTCATGTTGCGCGGCTTGTCGTGGTTCCCGGCCATCATGACGTAGAGCACGTCGGGGTTGCGTTCTGCGGCGCCGAGGACGGCCCGCGCGGCGGCAACGATGACGGCGTCGCTGACGTAGGGGTTGTCGAATAGGTCGCCGACCATCACGATGACGTCGGCGTCAGCTTCCAGCTCGTCGGCGAAGTGCGCGGCCTGCCGCGTCTCACGTTCACCGCGCCGGTGCTGCGGCACCCCCTCCTCGAACTTCTTGCCGAGGTGGGGGTCACCGATCAGGTGCACGCGGGCACCGCTGGTAAGCTGGAAGTCGTTCACGCGAAGGCGGCCTTGACGTGCGGCAGCACATCCTTCACGGCGATGAAGAAGAACAGGGCACCCCACAGGCCGTTCCAGAGCGTGCCGGTGAAGTTGCGAGTACGAGCGTGGGTGTCCGCCTCGCTAAAGCGCATCGATCCAAAGTAGATCATGGCGATGAAGAGGAGCGTCCACAGGACACCGAAGAAGATGGTCATGCTGATTTCCTTATGCCACGAACGCGGGCTGACCCGCCTTCGGCTTCCACGATAGACCAACCCAGCCCAGCGTTGGGCGATGGGTCATGCCGTCTTCGTCGACCACGCGGTGCGAGCCGTCGCGCAGCACGTAGACCATCTTCGGCTCGTCAATCCGGTAGCGCTTGCCGTCACCGTAGGTGTACGTGCGGTACGCTTCCGAGGTGACGTCGATCGCTTTGTCGTAGATCCCCATCGAAGGGGTGGATGCCGCTGCGGCCATGTCGGTTCTCCGAATGTAGCATATGTGAGGCACAAAGGGGCTTTGTGCCTCACATATCGGTCATTACGCGGTGATCGCGCCGGGGCGGACCTTGCGGACCTTGCCCGCAGCATCCTTGGTCACGACGAACTGACCGTCATGGCCGGTGACCTCGGCGCCATCGACGGCGATGCGGGTCGGGCCGGCAAGGAAGGACACCTTGGTGCCAACGGGGAACTCGGTGGGGGACTTCGCCATGTGTAATCTCCTGCGCGGGGTGCGCCCGAGTTCAATAACTCCTAGATGTTCTAGGTCAAGCGATTTCCGCCCGCACATGGCCGCGCTTCGCGTGGAACATGCAGTCGATCTGCCATGCGCAATCGTGCAGGGCGTTGTGCTTCTTCCCGTTCACAGGAAAGGGCACTTCGTCCTCGATCGTCGTGCGCTTGCCCTCGCCGCGCAGGCCGGCGATCCAGCTGTGCATGTCGAGGCAGTTGTGGTGGGAGAAGGGGAAGACGATGTCGAGATCGATCATGTGGCTCTCGATCATCGGCCAATCGAACTTCAACGGCTTGGCCACGAAGGTGTAGCCACCGAACGGCGCGTCCTTCGCGCAGAAATCGGCATAGGCTTGGAACACCTCGCGCGGCGGGCGGGCGCGCTCTATGATGGTCTTGTAGACCTCGCGGTTGTCCTGCATCCAGAACTTGCGCGTGCTGTCGTCCCAGCGGCGCCGCGGCAGCAGCGTGCAGCACATGTCGAAGGCCGCGCCGGTTTGCATCGTGATCGGGTTGAACTTGATGGCCGAGAGCTGGATGATGCCGGCGATCGCCGGGTCGACACCAGTGGTCTCGGTGTCGTTCATGATGTGTGTCATTTCGTCCATGGTTCAAGTTCCTCGAATTTGACGGAGCGCTTGCCCGTCTTGAGAGCATGGGCATATCGCTCGCAGGTCATAATGAACCAGCGGCCAAGATGGTAGGAGAAAATGTAGAACTTGTAGTTGCACGACCCGCGCAGATATTCCTGCTGCGCCGCCGACGACTGGCCGTCTTCGATGTTGCCGAAGGGGAAGGCCGTCTTGTGGCAGGTCGACTTGACCTCGGCGTAGTGCAGCGGCACGTCGCGCGAGCTGACAAGGAAGTCCGAGGGCTTGGCGAAGTCGTTGACACGGATGCCCTTGTTGATCCCCATCAAGTCCTTGCGATCACGCAAGCGCTGGATGTGGCCCACTCGGGTCCAGTGATCGACGAATGCCCTCTCGGCTTCCTTGCCATCGTTCTTCATGCGCGGCGGCTCGACACGACCAGCTTGCCGGCGTGCTTGGCCTTGATCTTCTCGACGATGTCCGGCCGTTCGCAGCGGTTGAACTCGTTGATGTAGGCGAGGTCGGCGTCCATGCGGGTGACGACGCAGAGCGACGCGAGCGTCACCAGCGTGCCGCCCAGCTCCTGCTTCGGCTCGCCCGGCTCCTTGTTGAACACCTGCTCGACCAGCGCGAGCGCTTGGTCCTTGGTGACGCCGAGCGACTGGATCAGCTCCAGCGACTCCTCACCGAAGCGCAGGCCGCGCTCTTCCACGTCGTTCAGGCTGTCATCGCCGAACACGTTGACGAGCCACTGGCGGACGCGCGGGACATTCCAGCTAATCATCGATCTTCCTCCGTAGCAGGTGCAGCAATGGTGATGACACCCGCCAGCCAGCGGGCGATGAGCAGGAACAGGGCGAAGCCGAGCGCCGTGCCGCGCGCGCCGGCCGACCAGAGGCCGGGGTTCAGCTGCCACCACACGAATGCGGTCGTGAGATAGGACAGCAGCAGCACGGCGGCGGCGAGCAGGAGGACACCGAGGCCGCGGCCGATGGTGTCACGCGATACAACGATCTTCATGCGAACATATACTCCAATAGCTCGGCGACTTTATCATCAGCGAGCTTAGTGCCCTTGAGTTCTTTGTCAACGATACCGGGGATGATCTGCGCCTCGTCCAGCTCGACCTGCGACATCGCCGGGTTTGCCTCGTTGAAGGGGCGGAACGTGCGGCCCATCGCCACGGTGCAGTTGAGCGGGAAGTGCTTCACGATGTCGTCGTGGCTCTCCATCGCCTGCCGCAGCAGCGGGATGAAGCGCAGCGCCGCGCTCTTGTGGACCGAGAACACCAGCTCGTCGTGGATCGGCATCATCAGACGGTAATCGACGCCCCACACCAGCCCGGCCGCGTCGGCGAGCTTGCGCAGGTTCAGGAGCGAGCGCTTCGCGAGCGTGGCGCACGTACCCTGGATCATGGCGTTCACGACCTGATTGCGACCGCGGGCTTGGATCTGCTTGCACGCCGTCTCGGCGTAGGCGACGAGGCCCGGCGCCGCCGACAGGTCGGAGAACTTGCGGATCATCGCCTGCCGCCACGCGCTGGTGCACTCGAAGCGATTGCGCTGGTGGCCATCGGGCAGGGTGATGAAGCCGTTCATGCTGGCCTCGTCCTGCACGCTGATGCGCCACCGCTCCTCGTCAGGGAAGCGTTCGCGGTACTTGTCCACCAGTTCCCAGTGCTCGGTGTCGGTGAGACCAGCGTTGTTGGCCACCGTCGAGCAGGCGCCCGAGTACCAGTAGCCGAAGTTGATGCCCTTGCCGATCGCCGTGCCGCGCGACCACTTGTGGAAGTCCTGCGGCGAGAGATCGCGGCCCGAGAAGTCACGGAGCACGCGGTTGTTCGGGTTGTTGCCGAACTTGAACTCCTTGAACTCGGCTTCGGTCAGGCCGGGCATGGCCTTGATGGACAGACAGTCCACGGCGGACCCTGAGTGCATATCGCCGTAGGGCAGCTGGCCGTAGATCTTGGCGAAGCCACCCTGTCCGCCGGCCATGTCACCGATGAGAACGAGTTCGATGGCGCTCCAGTCAGCGGAGATGACCACATGATCGTCGTTGTCACCAAGATAGAAGCTACGAATATACGCGCTCTCGCCAGACCGCGCGAGCTGCATCGGGTTGGGGGAGGACGTGGCGAGCCGGCGCGTAGCCAGCTGGGATGAAAGCGAGGGGTAAACACGACTGGTCTCCGGGTCCATGAGCTGGGTGTAGGGGGTGAGGTACAGTTTCACGCGCTGCTCGATGTCCGCCATCGTCTGCAGGTCGCGCATAATCTGCGCAGCGAGCGAGGTGGGGTCGAGGCCCTCGCGGATGCGGCCACGCGCTTCCTTGTCGGAAGCGACGCTGCCCTCGTCATACTGCATCGGCACGCGCAGCAGATCGTACATGATCGTGCGCACGGCATGGTAGTAGACGATGTTCAGCTTGCCGGACGACGGCACCTTGGTCTTCTTCTCCTCGGCCCACGCGTTGCCGATCGGGTTCGAGACCTGAAACACCTGCGTGAAATCGTCGTCGCTGTCGGGGCTGTTGGCCCATGCCTCGATCTGCTTGCGCTTCTTCTCCCAGCCCTTGGGATACCATGACAGCTCCTTGCGCATCAGGTCGGGGTGCGGCTCCAGCGGAAAGGGTAGCGCCTGCCGGATGCGCGCCTTGAACTCGCGCAGCAGCTTGGCCATGTCCTGCCGCTCGACGTCGCGACGAGCGAAGACCTGATCGAGGTCGAGACGAATGCCCTCGCGCCACGCGTCGGCGTAGAGGTAGACCATCGGGTTCTCTTGCGTGAAGAACGCCTTGAGAGCCTTCGGGTTGTGCTTAATCATCTCGTCGAACATCCAGCGGTAGTGCATCACCGCCCAGTACGCGTCGTCGGCGCCGTACTTCACGACCTCCTCGCCGGTCAGCTCGCCCATGTGGGTCTTGCCGTTGAGCACTTCCTTGAAGGTGGTCTGCTCGACCTTGAACCGGCTCTTCGTCAGCGCCTTGAGGCTGTAGCCCATCGCGATCGACTTCACGAAGCCGTTGTACGAGTGCTCGGCCTTGGACTCCTTGGCAATGAACTTGCCCAGCAGCTCCTGCTGCAGACCGGACGGGCGCTCGCCCGGCTCCATGCCGTCCCACACCTTGATGACCTCGGCGGCGACCTTGTGGAACGCCTTCGGTAGGCCGGCGGCATAGAAGGTGCCGATGTCGTACTGGTCGGGGCCGTGATGCGACACCGCCATCTGCAGGGTGCAGACCATGTTCTGGAGAGCGATGCCGTGACACTGCATGAACATGACCAGCTCGAACGGCAGGTTGTGGGCCACGCCGATCGCCTGATCGCTGACTGCATCCAGTACGACCTTCACGACCGCCGGGTGCAGCCGGTTGGCCACGTCCGCGTGCGCGAGGTTGAAGTAGTAGGCCGTGTCGCTGCCTTCGACGAAGGTGGAGAAGCCGGTCATGGTCGTGCGGCGGTGGTCGAAGACCAGCCGCGTCGCATTGTTGTAGGCGTTCAGCCCCTCGTGTCGGGTTTCGACGTCGGTGGTCTCGCAGTCGAGACCATACAGCTTCGCTTGCGCCAGCTCCGCGAGGATGCCGGGCAGCACGTCCTTGACGTTGCGGTTGTCAACGAGAACGGATTTGATGTGCATGGTGTGACACCCTCTGGTCCAGCTGATGCCGGATGATTTCAACAAGATCGTCGAGCTTGGCGCCCGTGACTTCGGTGGTGCCGACGATGATAACCGCCAGCTGGTCGACAAGCGGCTGGCTCAGCTGCTCCATCGTCAATTTCTCAGCCACGCCCGTGCGCACGCAGCTGGTGATGGCCGCCTCGTAGCGGGTCACAGGAAGAACTCCGACATGCGTTCATGGGCGGCCATCAGATCGACCTTGCCCACGGTGATGCCACCGTTCAGCTCGTCCTCGGGGACGTTCATGAAGTGGGTGACGGTGAGCATGGCCTGCAGCGTCTTGATGTTCTCGGGGTCGGCGAGCCACGCCTTGACCTTCGGCTTGAAGGGCAGATCTACAAAGCCTTCCGGCTCGCCAGCGACGATCGCGCGCTGGATCTCGTCCCAATGGTCCTGCATCTCCAGCCAGCGGCCGGGGCCGAAGCCAGGGATGCCGGCAATGAAGTCGCTGCTGTCGCCGCACAGCGCCTTGTAGAGCGCGATGCGCTCGCAGGGCACGCCCTTCATGTTCACGCCCTTGAGCGTGCACAGATGAGCGATCTGGCCGTAGTCCATGTCGTTGGTGTGGACCGTCACCGGCTTGCGCCCGCCGAAGCGGCGCACCAGCGTGCCGATGACGTCGTCCGCCTCCCAGCCGTAGACCTCGATCTGGACGGCATGGCTGTGGCCAAGAACTTCACGCCACAGGCGCACCTGCGAATAGACGTCCTCGCCCATCGGGGTGCGGTTGGTCTTGTAGCGCGGGTAGATCTCTTGGCGCCGGGCGTTGTGGTCCCGGCCGTCCCACACCCAAATCTGCGAGCCGGGCTGGGCGGCGCACGTCGTCTCATAGCGCACACGCATGGACATGGGCACGTCGCCGGGCATGTAGCCCTTCTTCTCGTAGGCGCGTCGCATGACGTTCATGCCGTCGTAGATGTCGATCATCACGGTCTCCAACGAAAAGAGGCCGCAGACATCTCTGCCTGCGGCCTCGTAATCAGCAAGCCGCGAGGCTTACTTGGCGGCGCCGATCAGCTTGAAGCCGACCACGCCCCACTCGTTGCCGTTCTTGTTGCGCTGGGGGACGCACTCGATTTCGACATCGACGGTCTGCCCGGCGAGACCCTGCTTGCGGACCTCGTCGTAGAAGGCGTTCCAGAACTTCACGCCGGTGATGGCCGGGGTGATGCCGAGACGCTGGCCCTTCTTCGCGCCGGGGACGTCTTCGCCCAGCAGGAAGGGAACCTCGACCGTGCGGTACGGTCCGTCGACCTTGTCGTGGGTCGCCTGCAGACGCGCCGTCGCCTGCTGGAAGTTCTCGCCCTGCGAGGTCATGCGACCGTCGTAGGACTTGATGAAGGTCGTGCTGCCGCCGCGGTTCGCCCGCACCGACATGATGACCGCCACCTCGGCGATGTTGATCTTGCCCTTGGCCTTCTGGAAGTAGGCGTTGGTGTCGATCCGAAGGCCCGCGTCCTTCACCCCGAGGTAGGCATCGACCACCATGCCCGAGCTGTCGGCGAGGTCGTCGAGCGACAGCGACGCAGCAGGTGCCTGATAGTTCTGCACAGCGCCTGCGCCGTTATCCTGGGGAACGAGAGCGCCGGTCGCGGGGCCTGCGGCGTCAGCAGCAGCGGTGGCCTGATCCATGACGGCGTCGAGAGCGGAGGAATTTGCCATGATATAGTTCCAGTTCGTTGTGGTTGAGATAAGCCGCGTCGCCGCGGTGTGGCCCTTCTACAGGGCTAATCACTTCATGCAAACCTCCATTCTAAAACTACCGGGTAAGTTGGTTGGGGCGGGAGGATTTGAACCTCCGACCTAGCGATTATCGGTCGCGCACTCTACCAGCTGAGCTACGCCCCAACAGAAAGAATGGTGGCAAGGGCTGGGATCGAA